TATTTTACAAATTATAAAATTTAAGTCATTATTTAAAATAGTACACAATCAAAAAAAATGAAATACTTTTTATTGAATTATGAAACACATAATTATTTACAAAGGATTCTTTAAAGTTATTAAAATGTCTACTATTAAACATTGGTTATTTCGTGTTGGTCCTAATGCTCAAAATTTGTATGATTGCTATAAATACAATATTTGGGGTGTTAACAGCTCAAATATCAATGCAAGAAAGTTTGTTCGAGAGGCTAATCAAGGTGATATTATTTGGTTTGTAAAAGGGGCTTCTAAGGGGCTTCTTATATCTTATGCTACTTATGTTCAGGCAATTAACAGAGTCAAAGGCGAAAATATGAGTAATGAAGAACTTGGATGGTTTGAACAATGCTCTTGGGTTAAAAATACAGGATGGGATATTGAAATTCAGTTTGAAAATTATGTAGATGTTGAAAACATGGGGCTTTTGTCTCAAATTAAATGCCAAACAAATCCTAGATTGTACAGCGAAAAATGTATGGTTAATTTACCACGAGTTTATCAAGAATTAAATGTTTTGATTCCAGATGAAGAAGAGCTTCTTCCAGAAGAAGATAATATAACAAAGGAATTACAAACAATCAGAGATGCCTGTACCAGTATAATCGGCTCTTTAAGTAGGTTAGACGAAATATTAAATAATTAGATATAAAGTAGATATAGTAGCTAGAGTAGTATAGCTATTTAAAATAAATACGTCTCATAAATCAGGTTGTTTACTAACGTAAAACCTCAAGAGAGGTTAACCTTTTTTATTTTACATTTTTATTAGTTATTATTTATATAATGAATTAAAGTAATACTTTTTTTTTATATATTAAAATATATGTCTGAAGAAGTACTAAGTAAATTATTTAATACTATAAACACTAATTATGTTTTTATTTATACACCTCCAAAAGTTGGTTCAACTACATTAGTTTCTTCATTAAGAATCTCTCTTGGTAATTCATTTAATATTATTCACATTCATGATGATATTATGTTAAGTGTTTTAACAGGTATACATAATGTAACTATAAATGAAATAATAAATTTTCTCTCTGAAAAAGGAAATAATATTTATGTAATTGATGTTTATAGAACACCAATTGAGAGAAAAATGTCAGAATTTTTTGAAAAAATATCACCATATCATTTCAATAACTCAGAAGAAAATATAAATAAATATAGCATTCAACGTGTAAGTCATAGATTTAATAAATTATTTCCTCATTTAGCAAATGGAGAACATTATTTTGATAAATATAATATTACAAATCATATTCCATTTAATTTTGAAACAAAATATACTATTCAAGAAATTAATAATATTAAATATATAAAATTACGTTTACATGATTCAAAAATATGGGGGAATATTCTCTCTATAATATTTCAAAGAGAGATAATTTTAATAAATGATTATCAAACTAATGACAAAACTATTGCGGGTTTATATAAAAATTTTAAAGATGAATATAAAATACCTTCAAATTATTTTGAACTTGTAAAAAGTTGTAAATATTTTAACTTTTATTTTTCAGAGGAAGAGAGAAAACAATATTTACACAATTGGGAAAAAAGAATCACAAATATTTTTACACCATATACAAATGAAGAATATAATTTTTATGTTAATCTTTATTTAGAAAATCAACATATTAATGATATACAAATTGAACATTATATTGATAATGCTTGTTTATGTATTGCGTGTACTAAAGCTAGACAAGAGATATTTATCAAAGCTAAAAAAGGAGAAACTAAATTTGATAAAATAATTCATCAAGATGTTGTTAATAAAAATATTATAACAAAAATTAATAAAGTAAAAAGTATTTTAAAAAATACCAAACAAAATAATAGGTTTGGAATTAAATTTTCGTAATTTATTATAATCAATGTTAAATAAAATGTTTGTTCATAAATTTTTGTATAGTAAAATAAGTTAATTCTTCTCCATCTTCAATACATAATAGATTTTTTAATTTGTCATCAGGAGCTATTATTTTACTATTTTCGGTATTTTCTAATTTGTGTTCTTTTATATAACTACAAAGAGCACGTGTTACTTCAGTACGAGCAATCTCAGACCCTTCTTTTTTATTCATAAATTCGCATAATTCATTTGTTACCTTACTTGGCTTTGCGAATCCAGATGGTTTACGATTCCCTTTATTTTTACCTTTACTAGACTCTTTTTTCAATGTTTTCATTTGTTTTTTGATATTTTTTTCCAATAATTTTATTTGTTTTTGTAAATTATTTATTTGAACTTTAAAAAGAGTAAGATTATCAATAATTCCTTCAAATTGTTCACAAATATTATTTACCTCTTTATTATCATTATTTATTGTTGTGTTCATTTGATATCTAAATTATCAAATAAACTTTAAATAGATTTAACTTTAATTAATATTGATTAAATTTAATGGTGTCTATGTCTTCGAGTACGTTTTTTTCTATGTGATTTTCTATTACGTCTAGTACGTTTACGTTTACCCCCTTCTTGTAATTTTTCTTCTTCTTCAAACTCTTTATAATCATTTTCTGTTGCCTTTTCTACATTTCCAGTGTCTTCTTGTTCTTCTTCAGAACCACCACGTTTACCTTTTCGCATATTTTTACAAATAGGACATTGACAATTAGCTTTGTGACCATTTTTCTTCTTCTTTTTACGCCCACCAGATGTATCTACATTTTCACTAGTTTCTCCATTTCCACTAGTTCCATCAGGATGTGAAGGAGCACGAGCAACATAAGCATCACGAGCACGAGCAGGAGCATCACTACCAGATTTATCCGTATCAGCAGGAGCATCTGCATCACCTTCATCATCATCATCGTTACCTCCTCTTTGTCTTTTTTTGGTACCACGATGTTTATTTTTTTTATTTTTAGTATATTTACTTTTATTAGCGTGTTTCATGTTAATACAGATAGGACAAGCACAAGTTTCTTTATGACCATTTTTCTTTTTGCCACCAAGTTGTGTTGGAGGGTCTTTAACTACAGGGTTTGGTTCTGACATTATATATTAAATAAGTATTTTAAAATAATTTTATTCAAAAAAAATTATTTTAAATATTATACTAAATACATTATTTAATTAGAATCGGTAGTTGTCTTAGGAGGTCTTCCGCGTCTAGCAGCAGGCTTCACATTTGTCTTATCAGTTTGTCTACCCTTTACAACAGTCCAATCCTTCTTCTCACTATTTCTTTGACTCTCACCGCCAGTCTTAGGTTGAGAAGTTTGTGGTTGGGTTCTTCTTTGTCTAGATAATGTAACTGGTTCTGAAGTTTGATCAACAACATTAGTACTCTTATAATTACTTCTAGCAACCTTAAACTCATGTCTAGTTTCGCACATCAACTTACCACCCTTAATACCAGCCACATTAGTAGCTTGGAATTCATGTGCTCCTCCTTGAGTTGAGGTCAAATCAAAATCAACATATTCTCCTTGTACCAAATACTTATATTGTTGGCTAGAAACACCAATAGCACTATGATGAACAAAAATATCGGATCCTGAACGATCCCCATCAGTAACAGTAATAAATCCATATCCGGTCTTATTATTAAACCACTTGACACGTCCAACCAAACGTTCAGAGGCGGCAGAATGTGTAACATCGTCTTTATGTGATGACATTGTATTATATTCTACTATAATAATATGTCTTTATATTATTTTTAACCAATTATATTAATTTTGTGTTATATAATAAATATGGGATAAAACAAAACGTTCAATATCTTCATTTTTACTTGTATCAACATCATCTATTTTTATTTTACTAAAATCAAATAATTCAATATTTTTAAAATTAATATACTCAAAAAATGGTATTAAATTAATACTTGATATATTTTGAACTTGTTTTAAATCTATATTATGTAATTTTGCCAATTTTGAAACATATCCTAAAATAAGGACTGCAATGTATTTTTGTCTTTTATCTTTTTTTAAATCTGCTTTAGTATTAACATTATTAAAAACATGATAAATTGTTTCAATAAAATCATTCATTTTATCATATGACATTTAGTATTATGTATATTAAAAATCATATTATTTAACTTATTTATTTTCACCATTTATTTCTCTCTTAAACATATCTGTTAATAAAAAATAATTTGGAGTTTCTTCAAATTCTAAACACCTAACATATTTTAAATAATTCCGCAATATTTCTGGTATATTTTCATTTTGAATTATTTTTTGTTTCATACTCATTATTTTTGTGATGTCTTCTATTTTTTGCCATTCTAAACTACCTTTATATAAATACAATAGCATATACCCTAATGATTCTAAATCATCCCTTCTACTTAATTCTAATAAATTATGCGAATTTATGCTAGCATATGTTAAACTACCTATTAAACTATTTGTACGTTTCATTTCAATATGCTTATCATTATTTATATATGTTTTACAAAATCCAAAATCTATTATATATAATTGTTTATTTTTTTCACTTTTACTCACCAAAAAATTATCTGGTTTTATATCCCTATGTATTAAACCCTTGTCATGAATTGTTTTTAATAATAAAATAATTTGAAATCCTATTTGTAAAACAAGGAGAAGAGAGAAAACACCCCTTGAATTTTTTATTGATTGTAGTGATTCACCTAATAAATTTATAACCATATAATAATTGTTTTCATCTTTACCAAACCATTTCACATTTGGTATTCCTATTGTATTTGTTAAATGTTGATATATTATAGATTCATTTTTTAATAATTTATAATCATTAGTAATCGGCTCCATTTTTATTGCAACTAATTCTTTAGTACGTATATTTTCTCCTTTATATATTGACCCAAATGATCCTTCACCAATTTTTTCTATTAGTTTATATTTATTATTAATGACATTCATTATTTATAATAAATAATTAGTATTTAAATATTTATAAAATTAATTTTGGAATTATAAATTAAAAATGTATAATGTAAATACGTGTGTCATTATCATTATTACTTGTTGTATAATCATTATTATTTTTCCGTAAAATGAAATTGGATAAATATCTGTTAATCCAACACCAGCTTGTATTGTTGTACTTAAAAGTATATAGTCCATTAAACTAAACTTTTCCTCTTTAATATTACGTTGAAAATGGTCTTTAAAATTATAATAAAATATAGCAAATACTAAAATACATAAAAAATGAAAAAAAACTGTTCTAATAACTATCTTCATATATTATTTAATTATATTTCTTTTCCGTTATATATTTGATTTAATTGACGATTGACTCTTACAAAAGTAGCACATTTGGGCAAATCCTTTATTTTTTTAGCTCCTAAATATGTCATACAAGAACGTATTCCACCCTGAATATCTAAAATTGTATTTTCAACAGGACCTCTATAAAGTATTTTTACTGTTTTACCTTCACTACTTCTATATTTTGCTACTCCACCACTATATTTATCCATAGCAGTAGTTGAACTCATACCATAAAATACTTTATACTTAATAACGTCTCCATTAACAGACATTTCTTCAATTAATTCACCGCCACTTTCAGTATGTCCTGCGAATATTGAACCGCTCATTACAAAATCCGCACCAGCTGAATATGCTTTTGAAAAATCGCCTATAACTTGGAGTCCTCCATCACTAATAATATGAGCGTCTACACCATGTGCGGTATCAGCACATTCAATAACGGCACTTAATTGAGGCATTCCTATTCCTGTTTGTTTTCTAGTAGTACAACAACTACCACTCCCAATACCAACCTTAACTATATCTACTTTTCCATTTATTACTAATTGTATTACACCTTCTGATGTACAAACATTACCCGCAATTAATATTTTTGTTGGATATTTTGATCTAATTTCAGCACACCTTTCTATAAAACGTGACATATATCCATTAGCAACATCAATACAAATAAAATTAGGGTTTATTTCTCTCATAATTTCATCTAAATTTTCTAAATCCTTTTCATTAATTCCTGTTGAAACAGCATAATAATTAATATCTAATAATTTATTTTTTAAATCATTTGCTTTATAATACTTATGTAAACACGTTAAAACCTTATGTTTTTGTAGCTCAATAGCCATTTCTATTGTTCCGGTTGTATCCATATTGCTTACCATAATTGGAACACCTGACCAAGTTAGTGGAGAATACTTAAATTTAAATGTTCTCTCTAAAGATACCTGGGCTCTAGATGAATAATCACTACGTTTTGGTAATAACAACACATCCGAAAAATCTAATTTTACATCATCTAAAATCTTCATTATATTTATGAAAATTAAAAAAAATAAATAAATAAACTTATTATTTTATTTAGTTAAAAATTACACTTAATAATATAATATTAATTTATAAATTATGAATCAAAATATCGATATTGTATTAGGGTGTAGTTTTGGAGACGAAGGAAAAGGGAAGGTTGTCTATAGTTTATTAAACTCTAATAATTATGATTTGTGTGTTAGATTCAATGGCTCGGGAAATGCGGGGCATACTATATATTTAAATAATGATACCAAAGTTGTTGTTCATCAGTTACCTGTTGGAATTTTAAAATCCGGAGTTTATAATTTGATTTCAAGTGATTGTCTTATTAATATTAAAAAATTAAAAGAAGAGATGGAATACATTAAAAGTTTTAATGTTAATATTTCTAATAGATTATTTATTAGTAAAGCATGTCATATTATTACTGATGAATGTATTGAATATGATAAACAAAATAATAAAATTGGTACTACTGGATCTGGAATTGGTCCTACTTATTCTCAAAAAATGTTAAGACAAGGTAAAAGAGTTGAAGATTATATTAATATATTTAATGAATTAGGTGTAAATATTGTTGATATGAGAAAATTTTGGGATTCTAATTTTATAAAAAATAATGTTTGTAATATATTGCTAGAAGGCGCACAAGGGTTTGAACTTGATATTAATTGGACAAATAATTATCCATTTTGTACATCTTCTACATGTACTTTAGCTGGTGCCATAAATACTGGAATTTCGATTAAAAATATAAGGAATATTTATGGTATATCTAAAATTTATGATACATATGTTGGTAATTTGGAATTTGAACCTAAAAATAATGAAGAATTACAGCTTATTGGAAAATTAGGACATGAATTTGGTGCAACCACTGGAAGAAAACGTCAATGTAATTATTTAAATTTAGACACTTTAAAAGAGGCACTAATGATAAATCAATGCAATGAATGTATTATTAATAAAACAGATATTTTGGAAGAAGCAAAAATTTTTAAACTATATCATAATAGAAAACTAAAAACATTTTCTAATTTTGATGAAATGAGAGAATATATTTGTAAAACACTTGGGTTTATTAAAAATATTGTATTCTCAAATAATAAATATAATATTTAATTATTTAAAATTTATAACATTTATTATAGTATATTATAATAAATGTCATATAATTCACCCATTGGTACAAGATATAAGGCGCCAAATTTATCAAAATTATGGTGTCAAAAATCTAAAATTAAACATATGAGACAATTATGGATTGATTTAGCAACATTTCAAAAGCAACTTGGTGTTAAACAAATTACAGAAGAAGGTATTCAAGAAATGAAAGATAATATTGAAAATATTGACGATTTTAAAATTATTGAATATGAAAATAAGGTTAAACACGATATTATGGCTAATATTTATGCGTATGGCGATTTATGTCCTAACGCGAAATCATTTATTCATTTAGGTGTTACAAGCAATTTTATTAATGATAATGTTGATTTAATACTTATTAAAAAAAGTTTACATTTTATTGATGGTTTATTAGAAAAATTATTTAATATTTTAAAAGAAAAATCGTTATATTATTATAATGAACCAACCATAGCATATACGCATTTTCAACCTGCTCAATTAACCACAATAGGTAAACGTTTTACTTTATGGAATTCTGACATTAAAATTGACATTGATCAATTAAAAAATATATATAAATCACTTATTTTTAGAGGAGTAAAAGGTGCTGTAGGTACTGAAGATTCTATATTAAAATTATTTGATGGACAAACTTATTTATGCGATATATTAAATGATAAATTTGTTTGTAAATATGGTTTTGAACAATTAAATATATGTGGACAAACATACTCAAGAAAATATGATGTTATTATTTTTCAGCTATTGAGTTCAATATGCCAATCTATTTATAAAATGATGAATGATATCCGTTTGTTATCAAGTAAATTTGAAATATTTGAGAATTTTACTAGTGAACAAGTTGGCTCTTCTGCTATGCCGTATAAAACGAATCCTATGTCGTGTGAAAAAATTTGTTCTTTGTGTCGTTATGTAATTAATCAAGAAAATTGTATGAAACAAACTTATATTAATCAATGGTTAGAGAGAACACTAGATGATTCCGCTATTAAAAGAATTATTTATCCTGAATGTTTTTTATTAGTAGAACATATTATTACAGATTCAGTAAATATTATTAGTAATTTATTTATTAATAGCTCAAAAATATCAGTTGATATTATGAATCATATGCCTTTTATAATCAGCGAGGAAATAATAATTGAAGGTGTTAAATTAGGTTATGATAGACAAGTTGTACATGAAAAACTCAAGATTATATTAATTAATTATAAGTTTTCTAATATTTCTATTAATGAAAATATTGATGAAAATATATTTTATATTTTTAAAAATGATGAAATTATTAATGATATAATAGAAAAAACAAATATTAGTCTTGATCCAAAAAATTATATTGGTCGTTGTGAAGAACAAATTTTCAAATTTTATACATAAAGAGATTGATTTGTTACCACATATTTTAATGTCATACTTGGGATTTCCCTCAATTTACTTAAAAAAGCTATATTTCCATTCATTTCAGATATATTTTCCATTTCACTTGAAATATTATTAATCTTTAATAGCGCCTTTACAAATTCGCCCAAGAATATTTCTTTTTCACTACCTAATGTTTGTAATAAAAATTTACATTCTTCAATACTTTCACAATCACACCATTTATTTACATAATTTAATAAATCATAATGAATAGTATAATCTATACCTGTATTAATCATATTATCTACTTCTTTTTGTTGATATTCAGAATATAATTTTGAGACAAGCTCTACAATATCTTTTAATTCAGTATCATCTGTTTTTGGGAAATTATCCTTTTGTTCCTCTTGTACGCTAATATTTGTAAAACAACTAAATAAACAAACCAGCTGTTTTGAAGTTAAATTATCTATAGTTTTATCTTCAAATAATTTTGAAAAAATCAAACAATGTGTCTCTCTTAACTGCGATGCCAACTTTCCTTTTATACTCAATCGTAAAGTAGATTCATCATTACATTCGCCTTCAATATATCCTTCACTTTTTAGCAAATTTAAAACTGATTGTACACCACTATTAAAATAACTATTTGTATTATTATACTCACATTGTAGTATATTAATTTGATTTTCTTTTAATGATACCTTTTCTAGTGTTATTTTATCTTGTTCAATAAATTTATAATTATCTTTGATTTGTTCTATTCGTCTCTCTATTTCCTTGCGTTTTTTGTTTACTGCTTGCGGCCTTTTATTTTGGAGTTCAATGTATTCTTCGATTGTTTCTTTTGGACTTCTTAAAATGCTACAACATTTTTTTATATTATCTAATTCAGTGTTGTTTTTAGTTATTTCATTTTGTATTTGTTTCATTTGACTATCCAAATCACTTGTTATCATACTCTTTTTCGCAAAGTTGACTAAGTTTTTGTCTCCTATATCCAGCAAATTCAGTAATAAATTGTATGAAAACTTAAATTTAGATGTAAGTGTTTGTGGCTTTCCATTCATCATCGCTTTATAAGAAGTATGGTCTACATTTCGGAAGAGGTTATTGAGATGAATGGCGTGTCCAACTTTGTCTAAGCCGAGACGTCCACTGCGACCACTACTTTGGTTGTACTCATGTCCTTGTAATAGTCTCATATTATTACCATCATGTTTATAAATATCTGTAAATATGCAACTTTTAACCGGTAAATTTAGACCAATAGCAACTGATTCTGTAGCAAAAAGTAGCTTGATATATCCTCTCGCAAAAAATATTTCTACAATTTCTCTTAATACTGGTAACATTTTTGAATGATGTGTAGCTATACCTTTTTCTAAAAGCGAGACTAATGTTATGTACTCAGGTAAATGTAAATATTCATCAAAATTAGCTAATTTACTACGTAAAATTTGTTCACACTCTCTTTTTACGATATAAGGAACCTTTGAATCAAACTCTAATAAATTAGTAGTTATTTCTTTTGAACATTCTTCAATCTTTTTAATGGAAAATACATAACAAATCGCAGGAGTCATTTCATTTTCCGTTAAATATTTGGTTACTTGATTTAACACATGTGTTCTTTTAATGCGTATTTCTTTTGACTCAAATAATTTCAACATTTTTGTCATTTTAAAATAATGTTCATCATTAAATTTACCATTTGATTCTTGTATTACAAAAGGTTTATCGATTATACTTTTAATTTCTGCTTGTATTGATTTATCTTTAATTGCCTTAAAAACACTCTGGGTTGCAGTAATAAAACTATAATGAATTAATGGAACTGATCTAATCTGTTTTTTTGTTAAATAAACTATTTTATCATTTACTGGATTTAATTCACCTTTGGTTTCAAGCCAATATGCAAACTTTTCAGGATTATCTAGTGTAGCAGAAAGTCCTACCATTTGAACGTGTCTAGGTAACAACATTATCGAGTTTTCCCAAATTTGTCCTCTGCTGGGGTCTCCGATAAAATGAATTTCGTCGAACACTACACACCCTAATTCATTTTGAATATCCATTTCAAAAGATACAGCCGAATTTGTTGGAACAGATGAAGTACTTTTAATTTGATACAATTTGTTTAAAAGAATCTCAGTTGTCATCACGATTACGTCGGCACTTGGATTACAAGATAGATCACCAGTCACGATTCCTATACTTATATGTGGATATTTTTGTGTAAAATCATTAAATTTCTGATTGCTTAAGCTCTTAATTGGGGAACAATATATAGTTTTTTTTCCTTTAGAGTGAAAATAATCTAATGCGAATTCAGCAGGAAGGCTTTTACCACTAGCAGTAGGAGCTGAAATTAGTACATGATTTCCTGTAACAATACCCTCTATAGCCCATTTTTGAAAAATATGTAAAGGGTAATTAAATTTTTCAAAATACTCTTTATATTTTGCTTCATTTTCATCTGGATAATTTGTTATAGAGCATACTTTCACCATTATATTATTATTATATATAAACGTGTTTTTATATTGTTTATAAATATGTCTAAAATATTAATAGTTTAGGCAAATAATATAAATATATTAGCTTAAAATATATAAAATGCCCAAACTTTGTGATTTTGAGACATGTCGTATCAGAGCTACTTACGGAATTAATTGTAACCCATTAAGGTGTTTTGAACATAAAGAAATCAATATGAGATTGTCTAGTAGTTTATGTAAATGTGGTAAACAATCAAATTTTAATTACAAAGATATGCCACCTAAATTTTGTTCAGTTTGTAAATTAGATGAAATGATTGATGTAAAAAACAACAAATGTTTTTGTGGAAAATCACAACCTAGATTTAATTACGATGGATTAAAATCTAGTTTTTGTAATGATTGTAAAGAAGAAAATATGGTTAATTTGTTATTTAAAAAATGTAAATGTGGTAAGAGAGCACGTTATAATTATCCTGAATTAAAATCTGAGTATTGTAAAGATTGTAAATCTAATGAAATGATTGATTGTGAAAAAAAAAGATGTAAATGTGGAATAATGGCATCTTTTAACTATGAGGGTCTAAAACCTCTTTATTGTAAAACATGTAAACAAGAAGGAATGGTTGGTTTATCTCATTTAAAATGTAAATGCGGAAAATCTAGACCTACTTTTAATTTTGAAGGATTAAAAGCAGAATATTGTGTAATATGTAAACAAAAAGAAATGATTAATGTTATAGATTGTAAATGTATTTGTGGTAAATCAGTTCCTTCTTTTAATTATCATGGATTAAAACCAAAATATTGTGCTTCTTGTAAAGACAAAGAAATGATTAATGTAAAAAATAAAATGTGTAATTGTGGTAAATGTTATCCTACATTTAATTTTGAGGGACTAAAACCAGAATTTTGTGTTTCTTGTAAAAAAGATAAAATGATAAATGTAAAACATGATAGATGTAAAGGAGAAAATTGTCAAACATTAGGAAATAAAAATTACAAAGATTATTGTGCAAATTGTTACCAACATCTTTTCCCTTTAGACCCATTAACATTTCAAATTCGTTCAAAGACAAAAGAAATAGCAGTAAGAGATTTCATCAATACCAAATTTGAAGGATTTCAACACGATAAACCTCTTTGGTACAATGAAACAGCTTGTGATTGCACTACTAAACGAAGAATAGACCATCGTAAACTCATAAATGGAACTCTATTATGTATTGAAACGGATGAAAATCAACATAAAAGTTATTCAAAAGCTGATGAAGAAGCTCGTTATAATGACTTATTTATGGCTTATGGCGGTAAATTTATATTTATTCGTTTTAATCCAGACAAATATAAAGACGAAAATGGTAAATCTTGTAATCCAATGTTATTTAATCGGCTTACCATTTTAGAATACGAAATTAAAAAACAAATTAAAAGAATTGAAAATGAAGAAAATACTGATTTATTAGAAGTAATTGAGTTATATTATGATAAATAATTATTTAAATAAATAATAATAACAATATAAAATGTTACAAGGAACTATTGCAAATATTAACAATAATTATGTTATATTAAACGATAAACGTTTTATAGAACAAACTGATATTGTTAATAAATTACTTCCTGGAGATATCGTCGATTATGAAATAACGTCATCAAATAAAATTAATATATCTCAAATAAATTCACGCACACCTCAAATTGTATTAGGAATTGTAAAAAAAGTGGATCAAAATGAAAAACTAGTAGAATTTTTTTATCCAGGCTTTCCGAAAAAATTTTCTCCGGATGTAGAATTTTCAAATGAATACAAAATTGGAAATGTCATTATTTTACAAATTAACAAAGACAATTGTAAGATATTACAAAAGTACGAGTCAATCCAAGACCGAACTAATGACAAAAATATTATTTTACATTTATACAAATTAAACGCAAATATTAGCAATTTATATCCAATCTATAAAAACACAATTGGTAAAAATATGTTTACAGATGAATATCAAGATCTTACACATTTAGATACATTTAATGTAGACCCGATAAATTCAAAGGATTTTGATGATGCAATTAGTTTAGATGAAACCAAAAATACAATATATGTTCACATAGTCGATGCTCATGAACAGATAATACCATCGTCATCCATTGATATTAACTCATTTTTATCATCATTTACATTATATTTACCTGAACATATTGAAAATATTTTACCTGAAGAATATGCGGAATTCAATTTAAGTTTAATTAAAAATGAAATACGTAAAACAATTACATTTGAATATTTAATTGACGCCGAAACACAAAATATTATGAATTATAAAATATACAAATCTAGTATTGTTATAAAAAATAGATATAACTATGAAGAATTCAATAAAATTATACACAGATTCCCAATACTTACATCATTTCATGACAAATGGAAAAGAAAAACAATGAATATACCTCATATTAAAATGAATATCCATCATGAAACTGGTAAGCTAACAAACTATTTTTTTGAATCAAATAATGATATTGCACACAAAATAATAGAAACATTAATGATATTAACTAATATTACTATTAGTAAACATGTTCCTAATATAATTCCACAACGATATCATTGTAAAATACGAAGTGAATTTATATTAGAAGATTATTTTGATAATGAAATTATTAATGCTATATTTTCAATAAAACAATATCGACCTGCTATTTATGATGCGTCTCAACAAGGCCATTTTGGTTTGGGGATTAGTTCCTATACGCATTTTACATCACCCATAAGACGATATTTTGATGTTATAATTCACAGATTATTATCTGGTGTAGAATATGAAAACCTAGATATTGTTTTACATCATATAAATAAGCGTGAAGTATATATTGAAAAACTAGTTAAATTATATGAAAGTTTTAAAATTCTTTCCTTTTTAGAATCACAAACAACAAAAATATGGAAAGGATATGTAGTTAATAAAAAAACAGGTGGTTATATTGTTTTACTAGAAGATTTATTATACGAGATTTTTATTTTTGATAATAAATATAATCTTTCAGAAAAGGATATCGTAAATGTAAAAATTAATGGTATTAAATGGCATCAATTAGAAGTAAAGGCTATTATTGTATTGTAAAAAGTTATTTATAAAAATTTAAATAATATAAATATAATTAAAAAATAATATTATATAAAATGGAAATTTTAAATAATATTGTATGGTATTTTTTTCATGATGAACCTAAATGTGCTAAATATAGATATACTGAAAACAAACTAACAAAAACACAATTAAATACAATTGTGTTTAATGATTCAGTTAAAGAAAATGTGAAATTTTGTTTTCCATTGAATGACGATTTTACATTTACAGAGACAAGAGAGCTTTCACGTCCTATTAATGTGGAACAAGTATTACAATTAGTGCAAGATTTTTATAAAGAGCCATTATCAGAAGAAATTATTGATAAATCTTTTGGTGAAAACATAGAGTGGAAAAATGATTGGGAGGAAGATATGATGGATCGTTACGATGGAGATAGAAGTAAATTAACAAAATATAATCTTTTAGATGATCAGTGTACTCCTGATTTTTGTGGCATTCATTTAATGGAAGATTCATCAGAAAATCCAGGTGAGTATTTTATTGAGATAGGTCCAGAATAAAAGAAAATAATCACGCCAATAATAGTAAAAAATAAAATTGAAATAAAAGTATTTTATTTTTTTAAACGTAAACTAATAAAACTATTAAACTGATTATTTAAATAATGTCAATCTGTTTATATCCTATGTCATGTAATAAAAAAGACAATAATATATCATTTAAATATATTCCAAGTTGTTCAATAAATTGTAATATTGGGAAAAAACAGGTTTACGATATAATTGGCACAATATTTAATTATTGTTGTGTTAATGTTTATGGATATAATAAATCCAATGATAAATATTGGGCTAAAAAAATTAAAAATCAAAATTGTGAATTATATTTTGAATTTTCAGTAAAAAATGATGGAGAAAATAATTCAATAATTTCAATTGTACCCAATATTGGCACACATAAAAACATTCAGTTTATTTATAAGATGGTTAGTGATGTTGTTAATTTACATGCAACCAATGATTTATTAAATTAATTTATCATTTTTTAAAAAAATTCTTTAAGTTACTTTAATAATTTATTATATATTTTTAAACATTTTTCAAAAATTCAAGATTATTTTGGAAAAGTCAATTTTGGACATTTATAAATGTCCATTTTTGAATTTCTGAAAAACTTTTGGGAAAAAAAAATATGAAAAATTAAAGAAAAAAATGAGACCATAAAAAAAATTAGCGTCTGGTCATTGAAACAAATTTTTTTAATTTGTGACGATATTTTTTTTTTTGAAAATATAATATAAATTTAAAACAATTTAGGGTTTTTTTCTGTCCTCTATTTAGAGGACAAATGGATTACATTTTTAACCCCAAAAAACCCCAAAAATATTTATGTGAAAATTGTCACTTTGTATCGTCTAATAAAAAGGACTATGACAAACACCTTTTAACATTGAAACATAAAAAGAGGACAAATGGAGGACAAAAGGATGACGTTTTAACCCCACTCCATATTTTTAATTGTGAATGTGGAAAGGAATACAAACATCGTCAAGGATTATGGAAACATAAGAAAAAATGTGAAAATACCGAAAATGCCGAAACATTAGAAAAACAAAGTGAAATAAAAATGTTAACAGAACTAGTAAAAGATGTTGTTAAACAAAATCAAGATCTAACTAATAAATTAGTAGATGTTTGTAAAAATACCTCAAATACTAATATTTCTAATAGTAATATTAATTCTCATAATAAAACATTTAATTTACAATTCTTTTTAAATGAAACTTGTAAAGATGCCATGAATATCATGGATTTTGTAGATTCAATAAAGCTTCAGTTATCTGATTTAGAAAATGTTGGAAAAATTGGATTTGTAGAAGGTATTTCAAGTATCATTGTTAAAAACCTAAATTCATTAGATGAAACAAAAAGACCTGTTCATTGTACTGATTCAAAGAGAGAAGTAATGTACGTAAAAGATCAGGATAAATGGGAAAAAGAAAACCAAGAAAAACTTAAGCTAAGAAAGGCAATTAAACATGTAGCGTATAAAAATACAAAAATGTTAAGCGAGTTTAGAATGAAAAACCCAGATTGTTTAAAAAGTGAATCAAAATACTCTGATAAATATAATAAACTTGTAATGGAAGCAATGGGAGGCAAAGGGGATAATGATTTGGAAAAAGAAGATAAAATAATAAAAAATATTTCAAAAGAAGTTACAATAGATAAAATAACTGAAATAAATTAAGCTTAAATTATATTTATTATTAAATAAATATAATTTTTATTTATAAAATGATTAGCGATTTTGTAAATTTACAAAATTAACTAAAACAACCTGTATTACAATTTGTTTGTACCCATGTTTGTCCGGAGTCACCAGAATACCAGATTCCCTCATCATCATTTGATCCAGCAATAGCATTTGTACCTACCATACAGACTTTGTTAAAATAACCTGTAGTCATGTTAGATTGTGTCCATGTTTGTCCTGAGTTACTTGAAAACCATAATCCATTACCAGAATAAGATCCAGCAACAGCATTGGTTTCTACCATATGTAATGAATTAAAATATCCACTATTGCAATCAGATTGTGTCCATGTTTGTCCAGAGTCACTTGAAAACCATAATCCATTACCAGATTGAGAACCAGCAATAGCATTTGTACCTACCATATATAATGAATTAAAGCTTTCAGTGTTACAATTAGATTGTGTCCAAGTTTGTCCTGAGTCACTTGAATACCATAAACCAGTATTATAAATAGAACCGGCAATCGCATTTGTACCTACCATATATACTGAATTAAAATATCCAGTACTGCAATTAGATTGTGTCCATGTTTTTCCAGAATCACTTGAATACCATAAACCTCTATTATTATTAGAACCCGCAATGGCGTTATTTTCTACTTTATAAATAAATTCAGACATTCCTTTGTTATAACTAACATGTTTAAAAGTTTTTTTTGAATCATATTGTTCCCAAGTTTTTCCTGAATCGGTAGATTTCCATAATCCATCTCCAGAATAAGACATAGCAACAGCATTATTTTCAACCATAGACAATGAACTCAACATTTCTGTATTTAATTCTAAAGTTTCGTCACTCATATATAAATATAAATATAAATAAAATTTAAGTAAAATTTAAGTAAATTAATATATAATTTTCTGGTTTTACATTTTCAATTTCTTATAAATGCGTTTGTGTCATTTTTCTTTTTGGTCGTTGTAATTAGTTATTATAACTTCCAGAATTATCCAAAATAAAATTGATTTAAACAATAATTAAAATAATATGTATAATAACAAAATGAACACTACTAAGATTACTAAAGCTACTAAGAAGAGTAATAAAGTTAATTTAATTATTGAAGAAAACAATGATGATAAAAAAGAAAAGGAATTAAAAAAAATGTATACAGGAATTAGTTTATTCTCAGGATTGGGAGGTGATTCATTAGGTATGACTCAAGCGGGCTGTAAAGTTATTGCTTATAATGAGTTAAATCCTAATTTCTGTAAATCACATGATGCCAATTTTACAGATTGCGAATTAATTTGCGATGGAAAAGTTAATGATATTTCAAAATTAAAGGATGAATGCTTTGAAAAATTTACTGGAAAAACGGATATTTTGTTTGCGGGATTTCCATGTTTCATAAAAGATACTCTTGTTTTAACTAATAACGGATACAAAGAAATACAAAATGTTGTACTTGAAGATGAACTACTTACACACACTGGTCAGTTTCAAAAAATTGTAAATCTTCAAAGAAAAGAATACAATGGGCTACTTTATGATTTAAAATTAAAATATCATCCTACAAATATTACTTGTACAGAAGAACATCCCTTTTATGTTCGTGAAAAAAAGAAAATTTGGAATAATTCATTGCGAAAATACGAATATATATTTGGGGAACCAGAATGGAAAAATGCTTTAAACCTAACAATGAATGATTGCTTTGGAATGGTTATTAATTCAAACGAAGAAATACCTATATTTACTTTTGAAAAAAAGATTAATAAATCTAGAACTGATACTATAAAAATGACATTAGATAATCCAGACCAATGGTTTATGATGGGTTATTTTATAGGAGATGGTTGGATTCAAGATACAAAAAAATCAGACGGAATAAGAGATACACATATTATTCGATTTTGCTTTCATAAGGACGATGTAGATACAATTAATAGAATAAAAAAAGTATTAAATATTACATATAAGGATAAATCTGGAGATTCCAATAAATACGGATGTGCTGATTTTGTTTGGTTTAATATTTTTAAGAAATTTGGTAAATATGCGCATGGTAAAGTAATACCAGAATGGATACAAAATGCGCCTAAAGATTTGATTCAAGAATTTATTAATGGTTACATGGCAGCGGATGGACATCTTGGAAAAGAAAAATTTAATAGGATTGTTACAGTTTCATACAATTTAGCATATGGTCTTCAAAGATTATATTTAAAATTAGGTTGTATTGCTAGTATCATAAAAACAATTCGTCCAAAAACTCATATAATTCAAGGTAGAATTGTAAATCAACGAGATACATATGAAATAACTATTTATCCTAATAATACTCGTAGTTTTTCTACATTTATTGAAAATAATTATGTCTGGTATGCTCCATTTAAAATTACAACTAGAGAAACAAGAAATGAGTTTGTATATAATTTTGAAGTGGATATAGATAATAGTTATATTGTATATAATACTATTGTTCATAATTGTCAGGGATTTAGTAATGCCGGCAAAAAAAAGGAAGATGATCCTCGTAACACATTATTCTTAGAATTTCTTAGAGCTACAAGATTAACTAAACCATCTTTAATTATTGGTGAAAATGTAAAAGGGTTAATTAATAGAAAAACATCATCAGGTGAATTATATATCGATGTTATTGTTTCTGAATTTCAAAAAATAGGATATAATGTTATTTTCCAAGTATTTAAAGCCGAAAAATTTAATGTTCCGCAATCTCGTGAACGATTAATTATTATAGGTGTTAAAAAAGAGAATCCATATGGTTGGGTACCACAATTTCCAACAGAAATGTCAACAAAACCAAATCTAAAATCAATTATCATTTATAGTATGGAAGGTGCCGTAAAAGTAGTACCAGAATGGTTCGCAGAAATACCAGAAGAATGTATAATTAAAAATATGGATGATAATAATGCGTACCAAGATAATAACAATGGGCATCCTTATTTATTAAGTAAGTTAAATGCGGTCGAAGCTGGTCGGTTTTATGATGGAAAACAACATGAAAACTTGTTTTCATTTGGGAAACGTAATAGTCCAATTCATTGTGAAATAATAGATATTAGGCAACCTAGTAAAACAATAATATGTACATATGATCATCAACCGCGTTTATTTGTACCAATACAAAATCCTTCTGGGTGTTATTTAAGAATGTTAATTCCTGATGAGTTAAAACAAATCCAAGGTTTTCCAAGTGACTATGTAGTGTGTGGAACAACAAAAGAGAAAATAGTACAGATTGGTAATGCTGTGCCTCCACCTTTAATAAAAGCTATTGTGGAGAAATATACTTTATAAATTTTAACATTTTTCAAAAATCCAAGATTATTTTGAAAAAGTCATTTTTGGACATTTATTTTTGTCCATTTTTAAAATTCTGAAAAAAGTCTTGGAAAAAATATTCGATAAAATTGAAGAAAAAAATGAGACCATAAAAAAAATTAGCGTGTGGTCATTGAAAAAAAATTTTCAAAATTGTTACGATAATTTTTTTTTAAAAAATATTTAAAAAATATAATATAATTTTAAAAGTATTTAGCAATATTTTATGTAGCCTAATTATATAAAAATGCTACAAAATAATATTTCAAATATTGCTTATACATTTTATTGTAATTTTTGTGATTATGGATGCTTTAAAAAACATGTTTATAATCAACATTTAAACACAGCTAAACATTGTAATGCTACAAAAATGCTACAAAATGCTACAAAAATGCTACAAAAAAATTTGTGTGAATGTGGTAAACAATTTCAACACCATTCAAGCTATTATAGACATAAGAAAAAATGTGTAAAAGATAAAATTATTTTTAAAAATGAAGAAAATAATATAACGTCTGATTTAATAATACAAATTATTAAACAAAACCAAGATTTTAAAGAAATAATAATTGAACAAAATAAACAAAATCAAGACTTACAAAAACAAATGATGGATGTTTGTATAAATGGAATGAATAATAATATAACAAATAATAATACTACAAATTCACATAACAAAACATTTAATTTAAACTTCTTTTTAAATGAGACATGTAAGGATGCAATGAATATAATGGATTTTGTAGATTCAATAAAATTACAATTAACTGATTTGGAAAATGTTGGAAAAATTGGGTTTGTTGATGGTATTTCTAGTATTATTGTAAAAAACCTAAATTCATTAGATGAAACCAAAAGACCTGTTCATTGTACTGATACAAAGAGAGAAGTAATGTATGTGAAAGATGAAGACAAATGGGAAAAGGAAAATGAAAATAAACAAAAAATGAGAAAAGCAATTAAACACGTGGCCCATAAAAATACAAAAATATTAAGTGAGTTTAGAAATAAATACCCAGATTGTTTAAAAAGCACTTCTAAGGTTTCTGATCAATATAATAAATTAGTGATGGAAGCAATGGGAGGCAAAGGGGATAATGATTTGGAAAAAGAAGACAAAATCATTAAAAAAATAGCAAAGGAAGTTACCATTGATAAAATTATTGAAATGAATTAAAGATAATAGTTTTTTTATGTTTTTCAAAATCCAAGATTTATTTTCATTTTTCAAAAATGGACAAAAATAAATGTCCAAAAATGAAATTCTGAAAAAAGTCTTGGAAAAAAATATTCGATAAAATTGAAGAAAAAAATGAGACCATAAAAAAATTTAGCATGTGGTCATTGAAAAAAGATTTTCAAAATTGTGACGATATTTTTTTTATTAAAATAATTTATAAAATACTTAAAAATTTTTATATTTAAAATTAATTTATTAAGGAAATATATGGAAAACGAGGAAAACGAGGAAAACGAGCATATTTTCAATTGTAAATATTGTGACTTTAAATGCTGTTATATGTCTGATTGGAGTAGACATATAAACACACGTAAACATTTAGTCAGTGTCAGTGGAAATAATTTGGAAATAAAACTCGGCGACAAAAACGAGTCATTTGGAATACATCAATGCACAACATGTAATAAAATATATAAATCATTATCCGGATTATGGAAACACAATAAAAAATGTACAAATACTGAAACATTAGATAAACAAAATGAAATTAAAATGTTAACAAAATTAGTAAAAGATGTTGTTAAACAAAATCAAGACCTAACAAACAAACTGGTTGATATTTGTAAAAATGGAATAAATAATACTATAACAAATAATACCACTACAAATTCACATAACAAAACATTTAATTTAAACTTCTTTTTAAATGAGACATGTAAAGATGCAATGAATATAATGGATTTTGTAGATTCAATAAAATTACAATTAACTGATTTGGAAAATGTTGGAAAAATTGGTTATGTAGAAGGTATATCAAGTATCATTGTAAAAAATCTAAATTCATTAGATGAAACAAAAAGACCAGTTCATTGTACTGATTCAAAGAGAGAAGTTATGTATGTGAAAGATGAAGATAAATGGGAAAAGGAAAATGAAACTAAAGTCAAGATAAGAAAGGCAATTAAACATGTGGCTCATAAAAACACAAAAATGTTAAGTGAGTTTAGAAATAAATACCCGGATTGTTTAAAAAGTGAATCAAAATACTCTGATAAATATAATAAACTTGTAATTGAAGCAATGGGAGGAAAAGGAGATAATGATTTGGAAAAAGAAGACAAAATCATTAAAAAAATAGCAAAAGAGGTTATAATAGATAAAATAAACTAAGACAATATTTGTAAACGAATTTTACGTTTAAAATTTTCTTCATCATTAAATAAATATAATTTAAATTTTTTATTTTCAAAATTTTCGAAATTATCTCTCAGTGTTATCCTTGAAGATAATTTTAATTCAGGTAAAAATACAATATATTGATATAATCCATCATTTCTATTAATTTTATCAAATACATAACCATCATATTCTTTTTCCATTGTTTCATGATTGTTTACACAAAGGTCTAAAAGTGTACAATCGCATTGTACTTTTCGAATTGAACGCATTGTGATATTAATATATTCCAAATCATTTAACCATTTATCATAAAAATTATAGGCATTGTCAGATAGTGTTATAATACCTATAGTTTTCTGTAATTTAATAATATTTAATAAATCAACAAGACGTCTGATTGGACTTGTTATGTGAATATATGCCTCCATATCAAGTAATTCATGTCTTTTAACAGAAATTTCAGCACCATCAACATATTGACCAGTTGCACTATTCCATATTTTAATATATTTTGCTACATCTTCAGGCAATGTATCAGGAACTACAAAATCCCGCTTCATTATTGTAGAACGAAAAATCCCAGTATTATATTTAATCATTTCAGAAGCACAATAATAATTCATTAATATCATAAGATAACAAACAACTTCGTGACTATTTCTCACATTATTAATGTATTTAAATTTTCTTGATAATTTTTTAGTTGTATCAAACAAATGTTTATATTTGTCATTATTTAGTAATGACTCTTCTTCATAACAATAATTTTTAATAACTTTAATAAAACAATTACTATATTTAATTTCTACTATATCATTATCTTTAATAAAAACATCCATTACAAATGCAATTCTAGTTACTTTTTCTTGTAAACTACATAAACAATCAGATAAAATAGTGGGTAACATAGGTCGTTTTTTATCTGGTAAATAAATAGTTGAAATACGTCTTGAAAATGAGTCCCAAAGATTGAGAACGTCCATCCATATAGTAACATTAGAAATGTATATACTTAACTGCTGTATATCATTTTCAATGTTACAGATACTGAATCCGTCATCAAAATCCAAGCTATTTTTTGGGTCAATAGTAAAAATATGCCATTGATCTGGATTTGTTCTATCTTCTATACAAGGAAATTTATCCTTTATGCTTTTAATAAAATCTTCGTGATTCTTTTTTTCAGTAGCATTTTTAGTATCTTTTTGAAACTTTTGAATCGATGCATTTAAACTTTTACAATAAAGCTGATATTCATAATAATTATCAAGAATATCAACTGCGCCAATTACATTACTAAGTTTAGCTTGTGGATGTTTGTCTTCCCAATTAGAAAATTCAATTGTAACATATAAATTTATAAATACTTTTGAAAAACCAATATTTTTAATTTCATAAGGAACTAAAAAACATGGTAGTCTCATGTCATCAGGAACACATTTATATAATAATTTGCCATTTTTATGACGTCCATATGTTTTATTTCCATTTATAATGAGTACACCAGGCATTGGAGAACTGGAACGAATAGTTGAGTGAACAATTTTAACATTATTATTATCAAAACTAAAAACATCATTTGAAAATAATTTACATTCATTTGGATTGATTTGAATATCAACTTTTTGAAAAGTATTTGTTTCGAATATTTCCCAAGATGTATATTTACGATCAGACACATAAATTTTGTACATTGTTATTTATTACTAGATATATGTAGATGTTGTTATTTCTTTAATTAATATTTTTAAATAATATAAGTTAGATAATAAAATTGAAATGAAAAATGAAGATATAAGTATTTTATAAAAGCATAAAAGATATAAATGAATTTTGATAATATTAATTCCGAAAATAGGTCTGTATCAATGATGAATAATTTAATCCCAGGTAACAGATTAAATAATTTGAGAAATATAGTTAGATGTTGTTCATTTTGTGGAGTATCAGGTCATAATATTAGTAATTGTAACGATGAACGTATTATAATTTTTGGTAATGAATGTCTAATTCAAAAAAATCTTTACGATTTAACAGATGATTCAAAAAAAAATTTCAAAGAATGGTTAATGGAGTATTATTTAAACGCAAATGGAGGAGAAATAGTTCGTGCTTATGCAATAAGTAAATGTGATTGTAGATTACGTTCTAGTATTGATACAATTATAGAAAAAATAATAGATCATATGTATCCAGCAGATTATATTGAAGAAGACATTATACCTGTTAATCAAGACGACGCAATGCTTGCTGTAAGATTTTTACGATTTTTAAGATATTATTCATCCGTAGCTCCTGAAGAACCAAACCAAATGTTTAATATTACTGGATCAGTTGTCTTTCTAGATGAAATCAAATCAGCAGAAATATGTGATTGTGCCATATGTTATGAAGAGGAATTACAATTGAAAAATTTTGTTACGTTAAATTGTGAACATAAATTTTGCAAAGATTGTTTTAAACAAAGTTTACGTAGTGTACAAAGTATTCCCACATGTGCGCTATGTAGAACAGAAATTACAACAATAATAGTTCACGATGAAAGTATAAAAGATGATTTGAAAGAATTAATGAATTAAAAAATAAATTAAAAATTTTTATCAAATTTTGAAATATAAATATTAACAAAATTGTCATTCAAAATAAATAATTCTCTTTTTTATTTAAAGAGTTGGTACTGCTGGACCTCAGCCTCCTTTCATTACTCCTTTCATCATTTTGTTACGTCTTGTATGTCTTTTTTTGTGGGTTTTGCGATTTGTTCTTCTTCTTTTGGATTTACCAAAACTAAATAAAGAGAGAAAAGATTTCATTATATATAATTAAAATATTATAAAATAACACAAAATTTTAAATTATATTTTTTTAAAGATTATTATGAATTTTAGTAATATTATCATTATTATTAATAGTTACATGTTCAGGTTGAGGTTGAGGTTCAGTTTCTAATTTATTTTCGGATGATGGCAAATCCTCAATTTTAGTAGTATTACTATTAATTTCATTCTTTATATTATTTTCATTCTTTATATTATTTTCATTATTAGTATTTAAATTATTATTATCTAAAAAAATAGTTTCATTATTTAACTCATCAATATTTACTTTTTTAGCTACATTACGTTTTACATTTTGAATTTGTAACGCATGTAAACCAATGTATGGTAAAACCGCTATATTATTCATATATGTTCTATATCGAAAACAAGAAATACTAGTATCACTATTTATAAACTTAATACTATACCACCAGTAAGCAGGCAAAAATAATGTTTTTCCAGGTGTTAAAGTGAATTCAAGACACTTCATTTTATCAAAATCTGCAATATATTTTGGCTGTGGAGACCAAGGGTTAATAGGCGACCTAAATTCAAAATTCTCATAATCATAATTTGGATACAAATATCGTGTACTATGTGGAGGAGCCATTTTAATTTGAGCAGTTCCCTGAGTCAACAAAAAAAAGTTTCTATAATTGATTTCATAACGAAAAGGAGTACAAGTATTTTTACTACCCATCATAATATCATAATTACAATTTGAAACCATATAAGGTCTTAAAAACTCATCATTATATTTTAAGCTTTTAACAACCCCTGTTTCTTCTAAAAACTCGGTATTATTTTCTGAAAAATAAGAAGAAGTATTATCTTCATTAAATAATTTAATAGTTGTATGTAAAGGTAAAGGCATATATAATTCTGTATTAGAATCAGTATCTTTTACATTTCTAATTTTGGTTTCAAAAGCATAATAATTATTAGCAATATAAGTTTTATTAGAGGTTTCCATTATTTTTTGATTTTCGAAATTAAATAAAACTGGTTGCCTAATGTCACATATTTCTTCTAGTTTTTCTTTAGATGGTTCATCGAGTTCATACATTTCCAAATCCTCTCCTGTTTTTAAATGAAATTGAATATGTAAATAAATAAATAAAACTAGACAAAAAATAAAAAATCCTATTATTATTTCCATTATATTAAATAAAAATAATAATAATATTTATAAAGTAAAACGAACATATAGATATTTTAATTAATGATTATTAATTATCATTAATTTTTGGAGCCATAAAAAATACTAATGAACTTTCATCTCCTAAATCATATATGATTTTCATAGGATACTCGGCACTAATACAAAAGTTAACCTCATTAGATAGTTTATTCGTTAAACACATTTTGGTAATATAATTCAAGCTGTATTTTAAATCAATAATTTCACCTTCAACAATAGAATACTCAGTAAGATCATCAATTGGGATATTAACAAGCATTTCACCCGTAATTCCGTTGGTAATAAGATCGATTTTTTCTTCAGAACATTTAATATTAATATCACTCCCAAATGACAACATTTGTGATGTAATCTCACAAATTTTTTTAGCTGCTATTGAAAATTCGGCATCATAATCAACAACTGGAATATTCAATTCTTCATGTTCAAAATCTACTAAAGAAATTTTAAAATGTTTGTCAAATTCACCTTTTAAATGTGAACCTGCTACAAGATCAACATTAATGCTATCTTCCCCATCAAAATGTATAATCATATTATGTGAATCTTGTTTAGTACTAATTACTAAATGAAAAATAGATGCGTCAAAACTTATACTTGTTTCTTCTTCCACAATATATTCATCAAACCATTTTTTTTGAATATTTACATTAAATAAACAAATATGTGATTTATCCATTCCCTGAATATGTAACTTTTCTTTTTCAAAAATAACAGTGACAACAGATGTACAATTTTTCAAAATTTGAAATAATGCAACAAATAAATCTTTTTTATTTTTATTACTAATAGTAACTTTCATTAGTAATAAAATGTAATTATGTTTAATACATTTTATTAAATTATTTTGTTTAATGATTTTCTTCAGAATTAGCAAGTTCTTGTTTAACAAGATTTTTTAAATCCAAAGCATTGAATGGAATATTAGCCTCTTCAACACCAATGTTAATAGTAGCGCTTATATTTTCATTTAATTCAGTAAATTGTGGAGTTTCCATACTCTTTTCAATTTCACTAAAAGCATTTTCAAGATCATTGAATTTATCATTTGTTTCTTTTGAAAATAATTCGAACTTGAATAGCATATGTGCTAATAAATCCTTTGTTTCCTTCAATTCCTTTTCGATTTTGGAAACTTGTTCATTGCTAACATTATTAAAATTAGAAGAAGTATTAGAATTAGTCATAGTTTCTTTCTTCTCAATCGCATCCAATCTACTAATTATATTTGTTAAAACACTATTATCAATAATTTTGGAATTTTTTGGAATATTTTCTTCAGTTTGACCCCCTGATGAAAATTCACCTTGATCAAAATCAATCATAAATTGTTCAACACGTCCTAAACGAAGTGTAATTAATCCAATAGCATCAGATACGCTTAATTTCGAAAATGGCATTCCATTAGAATGCACTTGTTGTTGAGGTTGTTGTTGAATAGGAGCTTTTGCTATTCTAACATTATTAGAAGGTGGTTGCATTTGTTGAGGTACAAAAGCAGAGTGTGAAGCAATAGAAGTGCCTGGTCTACCTCCACTAACGGGAGGTTGGGATTCACCAGCACGTCTTGACCTAGCAGCGGCAATGGATCTAGAACTACTCATTTAATATTAAATATACATAATTTGTTTTTAAATTACTTACGCGATAACCTTTTAAAAATATTATTTTAAATATTTCCTAGATTTATTGGATTTTCTACTAAGTAGTCTTCTATACATAAAATATTTATAAATGTATTAAAAATAATAAATTTAATTATATAATAAAATGGATTATGAAACAATTAAAAAAGAAAATCAATTATTAAAAGATGAAAATGAAGGATTAAAAAATGAATTAATACACATCAAACAACACTTAAAAAAATATACTGCACCTGAATACAAAAAAGTGTATTACGAAAATAATAAAGAAGAAATAAAACAAAAACATAAAGAGTATACTCCAACGCAAGAACAAAAGAAAAAATGGGCTAGAAACGCATATTTAAAAAAAAAAGAAAAGATAGAAAAAGAAAAAAACATTTAGGATATTTATATATTTTCCAAGAAACTATATAAATATAATATTTAGTAAATATATAGAATGGAGAATAATCAAAAAATTATCGGAGTATATAAGATATCTAACACTTTATCAGGTAGATATTATATAGGATATTCAACTAACATTAATAGAAGATTTACTGTTCATCGTAGTAAACTTAAACAAAATTGTCACGATAATATATTTTTACAGAGAGCTTATAATTTAGATGGAGAAGATAAATTTAAATATGATATAATCCATATTTGCAATACAGAAGAAGAGGCAAAAGAAATTGAGTTGCAATATTTAATAAATTTAAGCATTCGAGATAAATTATACAATTTGAATTTTAATAATAGTGGCGGCGATTTAATGACAAACCATCCGGATAAAGAAAAAATAAGAGAGAAAATTTTAAAATCACATGCAGAAACTATAAGTAAAATGAGTTCAGAAGAGAGAAAACAAAAATATGGTAAACTTGGAGAAAAAAATGGTATGTATGGTAAAACACATACAGAAGAAGTTAAAAAAATGAATTCAGAACTTAAAAAAGGAAATACATATTGTAAAGGTAAAAAAGCATCTGAAGAAACAAGGCAAAAAATGTCGGAAAATGCAAAACTAAAAATTGGAGAAAAAAATCCATTTTTTGGAAAACATCATACAGAAGAAACAATACAAAAAATTAAAGAAAAAAGTAGAGGAAGACTTCCTCCAAATATTATAAAAATCTCAATTGATGGAAATATTTACATATCAATTACGGAAGCGGCTAGACAACTTAATACACCAACACCGACTATACTATGGCGTCTAAAATCAAAAAATCCTAAATTTGATAATTATAAATATATTGATGACGAAATTTTTACGCAACCATCTGAAATTTTATAGGTTCATGATGTTTATAATTCTCCAAAATAAAATCATCTACTTGATAATCATTTATATTATCTCTAATTTGTTTAATTGAAACTATTGGGAAAGGATAAGGCTCTCTTGTAATTTGTAATTTTAATCCATCTATATGTTCTTCATAAATATGACAATTGCCTTTAAAATATACAAATTCATACGCTACTAATCCACAATGTTTCGCTAGTAAATGCGTAAGAAAACTATAAGATGCGATATTAAAGCTTGTCCCACATGCTTCGTCGTTAGACCTCTGATAAAGAGCACACGATAATTTGTTACCATCATGAACATTAAATTGACATAAAATATGACAAGGTGGTAAAGCCATGTCGTCCAGTTGACAAGGATTCCATGCTGTCATTATCAAGCGTCTACTCGTGCGCTGTTTAGGGTCTTTTAAAGCGTCAATAATTTGCTGTAATTGGTCAACACCTTCTCCAGTATAATCATGATGATCACCTTCCCATTTTGCATTAAAATGACGCCATTGGTGGCCATAAATAGGTCCAAGCTCATCAACCTCATAATGTTGTAATCCACGTGAATCCAAAAATTCTCTGGTACTATTGCCATCCCAAATATGAACACCTTGTTCTAATAAAAGTTTATTATTAGTTTTGCCGCGAATAAACCATATAAGCTCTTTTAAACAAGTCTTCCAAGCAGTCTTTTTTGTAGTTAAAATAGGAATTTTTCCATCCTTAAGAGAGAAACGCATTGAAGCCCCAAAAATGCTTTTTGTTTTTCCATTTCTACCTTCTTCCCATGTACCATTTTCGAGAATATTTTCAATCAGATTTAAATATTGATATTCTTCATAATTATTATCATTATTATGGTTATTATGATTAATATTATTAAAAATATTTTCTGATATTTTGTTTGAACTATACAAATTTGTTGGAATCATTATTATAAGTATTTAGAATAGTTTTAAATAGTTTTAATACTTTTACATAAATAACATTTTTGGTTTTTTAATTTCTTATTATACCTTATATAAAGATATGGATACTTCAGATGATTCTAAAAGTTTTTTTAAACATGTTTTCAATTTTGACGATGATTCAAAATCTGAAATATTAAATATAGTTCAATACTCAATAATAGCTTTAATACCAATTATTATTTTGAATAAAAGTATGTCAAATTATATTCCAGAAGCAGATGACAAGAAAGGAAGTTTAGAACTTTCAGCAGAAATAATAATTCAAGTAATTGTCATGCTTATTGGTCTATTACTAATTCATAGAATAATTACATTTGTTCCAACCTATAGTGGTGTTAAATACCCTGATTTTAATATTATTTTTATAATTTTAGCAGTTTTGATGATAACTTTAAGTTTACAAACAAAATTGGGTGAAAAAGTTAGTATTTTATTTGAACGTCTTATGGAATTATGGAATGGAAAAGAAAATAAAAATAAAAATGGTAAAGGTGGTAAAAATGGAAATGTAAAGGTTTCGCAACCAATATCAGGACAAACAGGTTCTATAACTGGACAAATGATGCCTCAATCTCAACCAACATATACAGATGGCACATCAATAAATTCATTACCAACAAGTGATGTTGCTTTAAATAGTGGTGCTACTCAACAATTGCCAAATTATGACAATATGTATAGAAAAGATACAACACCTTTGGTAAATGCGAACACTCCAGGACAAATGGAAGGGTTTTCAAGTGAACCCATGGCAGCAAATGCTGCTTTAGGTAGTGGTGCGTTTGGTTCTTGGTAAAACATAGTGATAAGAAAAATATAATAATAAATACATATAAATTATTCCGTTTCATGTTCCATCCCATTACATATTTTATTCAAAACCCAAAATAATGTTTCTTTAATTGTTGACATATAAATTACAAAATTATTTTTTTTTGTAATTTACAATTTATTATACTTAAATATATTTAATTATAATAAATAATATGGATGTTAATAAATTATTAAAAGCATTAGAGGATGAAACAAATGAGAATTTATTTAATTTTACTAGTGATAAAATGAGAGAAATGAATTTAAAAATTATTAAAGAATTACACTTGCCAAGAGATGAATCATTGTCTATATTAAAAAAATTAAAGGAATATAAATATGTGGATGAAATGAGTGATTTAAAATATGGTACCTATATTAGATGGATTCCTATTGAAAATCCAAAACAAATTAACTTGACAAAGGGGGCAATTTTTTGTGAGATGAAAATAACAGATGAAGGTGTTTTTTTAATTTGTAAAAATTTAGGATATAGTTCAAAACATTTTCGCATATCAATGGATACTAATTTAATATTTCAAAAATTAACACAACAAGAACTAGTATTGTTATCCGCATTAGACCATTTATCAAAATAAATTTATAATATATTTAAAAATAAAATAAATATAAATATATGTTTGTTATAATGATAATGGTTATTTTATTATTATTTGTTTTTATTAATACAATATTCGCAATGGTAATTATAAATTAAAATTTATGTTTAATTGTTGTTATTTTTAATTATATTTATAAAAAATAAAATTGAAATGCTTTTATAAATAATTTGGAAGACATAATTATTACAATGAACTTTAAATCAATTTTCAATACTATTTATGAAGTCGCCGGTATTTTCATATTATGGATTAGTATACACTATATTGCTTCCAATTTGTATCCTAAATTTTGCGCAGAACTGACTATATTAGGCTTTATAAAATCAATATTTGTAGCTCAAGCGCCGCATTGTATTGCTTTGAGATGGATTATTTACAACGGAGGATTGGCTATTAATAGTATGTGGATATCGATTGGAATGTGGGTTACTACAAAAATGTTGAAAAAAATAGTTACCGAACAATAATATATAAATTGTTTTTAATTTTCATTTATTTAGATTTACCTTTACTTTTGCTTTTTCGTGTTTTATTCTTCTCTCTACAATGACAATCTAAAAATAATCCAGGAATAAATTTGCCTATTTGTATGAGGTCAATATGAGTCTTATGAATAGGTTTTTTTATTGTACTCGTTTTTTTGCCTTTGTGATATTTAGTAACACTTTTATAACCCTTTCCATTTTTTATAGAAACCTTACGCACTACTTTACTCCCACCTGTCATTGTTTTAACTTCTGTGTTATCATAATTAAAATTATTTACATTTTTATTTTTATTATCATTATCATTTTTATAATTCATTATATATTATTTTAAGAAAAAAATATATAATTAAAGTAAATGGAAGTAAGAACATATGTTCACCTATTTCATATTTTAATTGTGGGTTCTCTCTTTTTGTATGTTGGAAGATATAAAACGTTAATACCAGAATCAATGTATTCTATATTACTAGGTTTAGGGTTAATAATCATTTTTTACCATAGTTTTAAAGTTTATAATTATATAAAACAAGGTAAAGGATATTGGGTTAATTTGATTCATATATTTATGGTTGGCCCATTATTATTTTATATTGGTTACAATAGAGAGAAAACATCTAGATTATATTTTGAACTATTATTAATGCTAGGATTTGCCGCAATTGGTTATCATGGTTATTATTTATTTCAATAAAATAAATTATTTTTATGATTTTTCTAAAACCTATAAAACCTACAAATAGCTGTCAATACAATAAATAATGTTACGATCTACACAATATTTGGTTACAATATCTTTGTAATATTCGTCCCTAAATAGTTCATAATAGATGCGAAACTTTCTGATTTGTTTTATTAAACGTTCTGTATAATCTGATTTTGGTATCGCACGTCCCTCTGCATTTTCTTCTTCAAACCAATTTATCGCTTCTTCAAGCCAGTCAAATGATTTAGTGTAGATTTTTTTAATCATTTTTAATAAACTTTCATCATCATTTCCATAATTAATTAACAATGGAAAGTTGTTGTTAACAAATTTAATAACAGAATAAAGAGCAAAGACAGTTTCCTCACGTGAAACGATATTGTCAATATTCGGACACATTATTTTTTTAAATATTCTCGGAATTTTATTTAATACATCATGGTATTTTGAAAAGTAATAATCATATGGAATTTTATCACTTAATCGTGCGCTTCTTCTCAATGTAATGCTTAGACTCATTTTTATGTTACACTTTGATTACCAAGTATTTAAATACCTTTTATTTTATAATTATGGTTATAATTAAAATAATTAAAAGTATTTCAATTTTATTTTATAATGCTTATTATTTATTTCAATAAAATATTTTATAACTTTTAAAAATTTAGAATATATAAATTTAAATTTTTAAATATATAAACATTTTACAAATAAATATAATTATGAATGAGAAAGATTTAAAAGTAATACCATATACCGCAACATCGCTCTCTGTTGTAGGCAGATTTATTTTTATGTTTTTATTATACAGAAATAAAAGCACAAATAGTTTATCTTTATTATTTTGTATTTTAAGTATTATTTCATCTAGTATGTGGATGTATTATAGTGTTGAATTAAATGATTTGCCAATGATTTTACGAAGTTCAATTGAAATATCATTATTAACTATATCGTCAATTTATATAGTAAGAAATAAGGTAATAAATTATAATGTTCAAAACCAAATATTGCCTGGTTAGCATTCTTTCAACATTCATCTTTAACCCATTTCTTGGTAAGGACAGCTTCTACGCTTTTTAAAGCTCCTTCCGTCCAGCCTTGGTATCGACTTACAACCTCCCCTACAACAAGCATACCATTTTCTGGATGTTGTGCTTTATTGACAAACTCATTTCTTGTTCTATAAGGTCCTTTTAATACTTCGTAATAGTGTGTGCCAACAGACCAATAAAAGTCCTTCATAGCTATAATTTTTAATGCACCCTTTGGTATACCAAGTGATTCTTCAAGTAGTTCACAATACATTTCGCGGTTATTAGCAGTGTCCTTTAGATAATTTTTTTGTATTAAAGCATTAGTATTATCACTATATGCTATCATGTAAACCCCTTTATTTATATTCATGGGAATAATTTTTTGAAGAGGTCCAGGAACAATAGTATATTCAGGTACATATTTTTTCATAATTTCAGTAGATCCTTTATCAAATTTTGCATATAATCGCAAAAATGGCTGTCCATGTATTTGATTATATAAGCTGTTTTTATTAGATGCTCCAGGAACAAGTTTTTGTATTCCTCTAATAGTAGTAGCAACAATAACTTTATTAGAATGATATATAGTGCCATTTTCAGTTTTAATTTCAAATAAACAAGGGGATTCTTCAATTTTATTAATTTCAGTAACATCACTAGAAAACCGAAAATGTTTTTTACCAATTTTATGATACAACTCATCTACCATTTTTTTCCAAGGAATAGAAAGTCCAATCCATCCGCCTTTATTATCATCCATACCATAATTATATAAAGTTTCATATAAATCCGCATTTTCATAATCCGTATAACCAGCAGAAATAAGAAATTTTTTATACAATTGTTCATCAAAAAAATGAATAAAAAAATCTTTAAATGTTTTATGATGCAATTCAGGATGTTTTACATATTCTCTTTTTAAACCACTTATTATTTTCATAATATCAATAGGTTCAAATAATTTAGAATAATTCATAATAGATTCAAATTCAGAATATTTTATATTAAGTTCATCCATAAGTTTAATTAAAAGAGGATTTTTATCTTTTCTTCCAACCCCAGCACCAGTTACTATTTGAGTACCATAAAATATTTCATTACTAGTTCTACCACCTATCCATTGTTTTTTATGTTTTTCGAGTATAAGAAAAGAAGTATCAGGAGATATTTTTTGAATATTATAAGCACTATAAAGACCTGCCATACCACTACCAATAATAATTATATCATAATATTTAGCAGACATATATTAGATTGATATAAATTATATTTTTTAATATTTATCTAAACTAAATAAATTATTAATTTTAATTATTTTTTATTTTTTCTAGTTTTCTTTGATGAAGTAGTTTTTCTAAATGTAACAAATTTTTTTCCTTTACATTTAAATTTGCCTCTAGTATAGCCTTTGTTATTAAAAATAGTTTTAGTACATATTCCAATAGACTTTGCTTCAAAATTGGTATCTATTTTTTTAATACATCTACATAATTTAGTTGCCAATATTTGTTCTGCTTCTATTTTTAATATTCTTTTAGATTTAGGTATAGGTTTATTATAGTATTTCAATATTTTTTCATAATCATTATCAGATATCTCATCCATAGCTCTTTATTATATTTACAGATAATTTTTAATAATTTAATATTTTTTTATTAAAAATCTAAAACTCTAATTATATATAATAATGAAAATTGTTGTATTTGATTTAGATGAAACCCTAGGATATTTTACAGAGTTTAGTATATTTTGGGATTGTTTAAAAAAGTATTTTAAAAGGGAAGGCATAAATGATCATTTAAATCAAACCGATTTCAATGATATTTTAGATTTATTTCCAGAATTTTTGAGACCAAACATATTAAATATTTTAAGCTATTTAAAGGATAAAAAACAATCTAAATGTTGTAATAAAATGATGATATATACAAATAATCAGGGACCAAAAGAATGGGCACAACAAATTATTGCCTATTTTGAAAGTAAAATAAAATATAAATTATTTGACCAAATAATATCAGCATTTAAAGTTAATGGAAAAAGGGTTGAACTATGTAGAACTACACAAGATAAAACCCATAAGGATTTTATTAAATGTACAAAACTTCCGCTAAATTCAGAAATATGTTTTTTAGATGATGCCATACATTCAGAAATGATAAATGATAATATTTATTATATTAATTTAAAACCTTATTATTATGATTTACAAATTAATACAATGATTTCAAAATTTAAAAACAGCATAATTGGTAAAAAAATTATTATAAACGAAGAAGTTTTTGAAGAAATAATGAAAAATGAATTTAAAAAATATAATTATACATGTTTAGATAAAAATTTAAATGAGTATGAAGTGGATAAAGTGTTAGGAAAACAAATTATGGTACATTTACATGAGTTTTTTAATAAATCTGTAAAAAATAAAACACGTAAATTTTTAATTAAAAAAAATAAAACAAAACGAAAATATTAGTTTATGTTGTTTTTAATTCAATGCCTACTTTTTTTGCTTGTTGTGAAGCCTTATTTTTAATTCTTATTATATAGTCATTTAATGCCGTAGTTGTTAAAATAAAAAAACCTGCTGAAAATGCTATTTTTGCATCTAATTTAGTAAATTCATAATGACTTCTTAAAGGATTAAAACGCCATATTAAAAACAAACAAATATAAACCCTAACATAATAATTTATTTTTTCTATATATTTTTGTGCTGAATCAGAAAATCCTAAAGTATAAATTACTAGTAATGCGTATAATAAATAAATTGTATAATCAAAAAGGTTTTCTTGAAAAATATGTAGTTTTTTATTCATAATTATATATAATATTATGATTAAAAATATAACAAAGGAAAAATATAAATACCAAAAAAACATAACTCTAACTCACTCTATTTTAGTTTCAGAATAAAATGTTAATGTACGAGCACTAGGATCAGTAGCATTTGTATATTTTGGCATCCAAAAATAAGGTAAAATATGTGAACAATTTGGATAAGCGTCATCAAAAATTTTCTTATAATAGTATTTTTCTGTTTGAATACAAGCTTCATAATTAGTTGTATTTTCATTTATATTCAAATATCTAGAAATATGTTCTTGTAAAATTTGAAACAATGAACGTCCATGTGAGCTAACACCATCACTAAAAGCTTCCTTCTTTCTCCAAAGAATCACATCTGGTAGTATTTGTTTTGAATAACAATCTTGAAAATTATTAATTGAAAAGCTTTGTCTAAGAATATATTTTTCACATTGTCCATAATTTTTATGATTTCTAAAATAGGGAGGAATTGACAAAATATAATTTACAAAACTTCTATCCAAAAATGGGGTTCTTGGTTCAAGTCCGTGTGAAGAAATAGATTTATCAGAACGCAAAACATCAAATAAATATATATCATTTAACAACCTTCTTGTTTCTTTGTCAAACTCAATATCATCAGGACATTTATTCATATAAAGATAACCTCCAAGCAGTTCATCTGATCCGTCGCCATTAAAAATTACCTTTGCTTCACTATTTTTGCGAATGTATTTTCCTAATAAATAATTGCCAATACTAGCTCTAACAGACGTAGTATCATAACTTTCAATATTATAAATTACTTCAGGAATCGCATTACACATTTCTTCTTCTGTAACAATAATTTCAGTATGATTAGTACCCAAATATTCAGCAACAATTTTAGCATATTTTAAATCTTCAGAACCTTGTAATCCAATACTATATGTTTCTAATTTATTTGGCATATCATGTATATTATAAAAATTATTAACAAGAGCTGCTATTAAACTACTATCTAGACCGCCAGATAGCAAACAAGCAATTGGTCTTTCAGTTGTTAAGCAACGTTTAATAACTGCGGCATTTAGCAAATTAGAAATCTTAAAAAATATGTCGTCTAATAATAAACTATGTGAAAAATTAGGAATAAAATATGGTATATTTTTATACATTAGTTCCCAAGAAGATATATACGAACCAGAATAATTAAAAACACTATAAGTACCAGGTTTAAATTGTTCAATAACATATGAATCTTTATTTAAATTATAAATATCACTCAAACATTTAAGCTCTGAAGCAAAGCCAAATGGCAAATTCATAGTATTTTCTATAGGCATTAATTGATACAATGGTCTTACACCTAATGGATCACGAGCTACATATATATTATTATTTAAAATATCGTAAAGCAAAAAAGCAAAGACACCATCTAGCATATTTAATGTTTGTTGAATACCATATTTAAGATATAAATGAATAATAACTTCACAATCAGAACCAGTTTTAGGTTCTACTCCCATAAATTTATACAAGTCCTTGTAGTTATAAATTTCTCCATTACAAATTAAAACAATATTATCAATAATTAATGGTTGATTAGATTCTTCATTTAAACCATTAATAGCTAATCTATGAAATCCTAGTATCATTCTATCAAAAGAGTATTCTAATTTAGAAAATTCAGGTCCACGATTTTTACCATTTTCAAAAGATTCTTCAATTGTTTGTAGTGATACATTGTTATTTAAAATCGCAAAAATTCCACACATAAATGATAATATTATATATATCAAAATCTTTATACTAGTTAATTAAAATATTTATTGTAATAAGTAATTAAATTAGGTTCAATATAAAAATATATATTCATTATATAAATGAATAATTGTAACCAAACACAATTAAATGTTTCAAAAATACATCAAGAAACAAATACAAGAATTTATGATAGAAATATACCTTCACAAATGCTACAACCTTATTTAGATGTGCGTCCTGTAATGACAAAATATTCATACTTTCCTATTGTTGACCCTAGAAAAAATGTAAATGTTCCATTAAATGTACAACCAACGTTTAATTCACATGCTGTATTTAATCCAGGAAATACGCAATCGCCTTGGTCAGGATTTGCTTCCAATGTTAATTTGGAATCAGAATTGCGAAATCAAATTTATGCTTTACAAAAATGTAGTCAATCTGTATATGTTCCATCAAGCAAAAGTGATTTATATAATTATAGTTTTACACCAAAACCGACACAACAAACACATTCTTTATTATTTCAAAATCAAAGTTTTCACCAATTCAATCCTAACCCAGATTCAAAAATAGTAGGTGTTAGTATGTTTATGAATCCAACTAGAGTACAAGTGAGAGACATGACAAAACAAACATGTTAATCTAGTTTTTTATTTTATATTTTTATAATTGTATAAAAGTATAAAATATAAATTTATAAAAATAATAAATAATAAATAAGATAATTACTTATATTTTTTTTAAAAAATAAAATATATGTCTCAAGCTTTTGTAGATCAAGTAACCCTAAATTGTTTATTAAATAAAGAAATGTTTAATAAACACATCAAAGCACAGAAAGCAAAATCAATTATTAAGGAAGATTTGAAGTTTTACAAAAAAAGAATTTATAATTTATTCAAAGAATTACTCATAACAAAAGAAGAACCAGTAAATTTATTACCTGACGTGAAATATGCTTATGATAATTTTATTAATTCATCAATAAATTATTTTAAAACAATTGATAATAATGATTTAAATCAACAAGATTATGAAAATTTAGAACAACAAGTCCAAGAAGAAAAAGAACAAAAAGAACAAGATATAAATAATATTCCAGAATTAAATGACGATAATTTAAAAACAGAAGAAGAAGCTAATAAACTTTTAATGCGTTCAATTAATATTTCAACGACAACTTTAGATAATTTTATTAAAAAAAAAAGTACAAAACCTCAAGAGAAATTAATATTTCCAAAACAAAGAGAAATTAATTTATGTGACCCTGAATTAAAAATAAAAGGTATTAATAAAAAGAATAATATCACTAATAAATATGATGAAATCGTTAACAAAAAAAAAGAAACTAAAGAGGAATGTAACAAAAAAGAAAAATAACGCTTCAAAAACAAAAAAAAATATTAAACATTATCAAACTGGTTCCTCAGGTAAAAAAAAATTAAAGAATGTTAATTGTAGTCCAAAAGAAAAATCAGAAATGAATAATTATAGTTGTTATACAGATAAATCATTATATAAGTTAAGAGATTTATGGAACGCAAGACATCCAGATGTTAAAATTAATACAAATAATCCACGAGAAATACATAAATTACTAACAGAATATTTAAGTGATGTATGTAATAAAGAATCGTGTTGGATAAAACAAAAAAAAGAATTTGGACAAATAAGCAATGAAATAACTGATTCTTTTGCTCCAGAATCACCAGCGGAATGGAAAAAAAATCCAAATGAATGGTTATCAAGTGTTGATATAATGAAAGTAATGAAACAATATGAAAAGGCATACAAATGTTTTGATTTTATAGGTCCCACCCCAATAGATTTTGATACAAGAAAAATATATGGTGAATGCGTTTGGGAAGAATTATGTAATTTTAATTTAGCCAAACAAATTAAAGATGGTAAAACAAAAATCGGTATCATATTTAATACAGATCCTCATGATAAACCGGGTCAACATTGGATATCTATGTTTATTAATATTAAGCAAAATCACATTTTTTTCTTTGATAGTACCGGGGATGGTCCTTCGCCAGAAATAATGAAATTAGTTGATAGAATAAAAGAACAAGGGTTGTCATTAAATCCCAAAAAGGTGTTTAAATTTGATAGTAATGAAGGTATAGAACATCAATATGGTAATACAGAATGTGGTATGTATTCATTATTTTTTATTGTACATATGCTTGAAGATAAATTAACAGAACATTATCTAAAAACACATATATTAAAAGATAAATATATGGAAAATTTTAGAAAAATATATTTCAATGATTCCCTCTAATATTTGATTTAAACTGCGTAAAATTATATAAATACATTTTTATATAATTTGTATAATGAACACAAAAAATATATCTAATATAACAAAATTTTTAGATAATGATAATATTAAAATATTATGGGATGTAATAATTGATGAAGAAATTATAAAAAACAAACCAAAGGTATTTCAAGAGAATATTTTTCACTTATTTATGAATAATATTAAAGGATTTTTTGATGTTGAAAGTAAAAAAATGTCTAATTTAGTGGATATGAATAAAAAATATATTTTATTAATATTAAATCATGCGAATAAAAGTATTCAAAAATTAGAAATGGCAGAATATAAAAAAATTAAAATATTAGATGAAGAACCTAAAAATGGGAATATGTTAATAACATATGAAGAAATACAAAATGATAAACGCAGTCAATTTGATAAAGATTTAAATAAACGTCAAGAGGAGTTTACAAATGCAATGACCTTACCTGTTCCACCAGTTCCAACATTTACTGATAATTTTGACAATAATAATTCAATTAGTGAAATAGAAAAGGCTATAAAAGAAATGACCGCGCAAAGAAATTATGATGTTGAACAAATAAACAGAAGTAATAATAACTCTATTATAACATCAAATATAGATACTTGGTTAAAGCCTCAGGAAACATCTGTAAAAAATGAAAAAATACCACAACAAGTAGAAGCAAATAATACGAATAAAAATAATAACAATAGTAACAGGCTAAAATACATAAAAATAGAAAATATTGATATTGATAATAGTAATTATCAAAATCAAATTATTGATTTGGGTAAAAAAGAATATGAAAGTCCTAAAAAAAATGTATCATGGGGTAAAAACGAAGTTTATATTAAAAACGAACTAGATGGTAAAAATAAAGTAAAATTAGTAATGGAAGAAATAGAAAAAGATAATGAGAATGATAATACAGATATTTTTAAACTTTTTAAAAAAATACCTCTTAAAGAAGAGGGAAAAAATATTCAAACAAATGAAGATAAAATATTATTACTCCAACAAGATGTTAAAATTTTAAGTAGCAAATTAGATATGATAATAGAATTACTACAAAATAATAAATAATATAATAACAATTTTAAGAAAGTGTTTTTAAAAAATTGTTAATAATTTCAGTAAAATATACATTTCTTTCGTAGTTATGAAAGTCATCACGAGAAAAAAACTCATCCTTAATACGTTTTAAATTATCATCATAAGTAAATGTAGTAATATCTAAAAATTTGATATTGGGATTATTTAATTTTTTTATTTCATTTTCTAATTGTTCATTAAAATGTAATGTTATTTTTGTCCTTTCATAAATATTTGGCAAAACCACATTTTCTAATTGTTTTTCTAGCTCTACAAGATTTTCATTTTCTATTGTACTAATATTGACGCCTGCTAATAATCCTTTTTTTAAAAATAAATCATCTAAAACTGGTAATCCTATAGATAAAATTATAACAGATTTATTTGAAAAATTGCTTGTTATAAAATTTAAATATTTATTTATAACATCTAAGTTAAATTCTATGTAATTAATATTAGTATTTTTTGCATATTTATATAAAAATAAAAAACTTACATCAACGCTACCAAAATTAAAAAAATGATGTTTATAATTGTTATGTTGAATATTATGAATAATAGCTTTATTATATTGTGATACTGAATTTGGATTATTTAATCCTGAAGCACTTCCGCCATTACAATATAAGAATACATAATTATCAAACACAACATTTAAAGAATTACTACTTCCTACCAAAAGATTTATATCTTTCATTCTAGTTCTTATTTTTATAGAATTATCTGTAAACATTATTTTTATTATTTATATGATAATATTTAAATTATTTTAATATATTAATTTTATCATATAAATTACGATAATAATAAACGAATTATGATACTAATTGTTTAAACACATCTTCTCCAGCATCATTTTTTTCCAATGTACCAATTTGTAAAGGTATAATAGTTGGGTCACGCAAAGCAGCTTCATAACTAGCCTTGTCATAAATATTTAAGACCCTTTTACTGATTCTGCGATATACATAATCAACACCATTAAGTCTTATAGGTTTACCAGACCATTCAATTGCTTCTTTATTGGCTTGTACAGTTGTATCATTTTGTTGTTCTGAATAATCAGGAACATACGAAAATTTTTCTTTCGTTGGGTCACCAAAATTAACACATTTTCCGTTTGAATAAATATAACAATCAAATGCGGACTCTTTAATGGCATCAGTAAGTTGTGCTGTTAAATTAGCTTTAATTTCAGAAATTTCATAAAGATTTTGGTCACTAGTCATTGGTACGTGTGGTATTGATTTACTTAAATCCTTTCTTTTTAATTCAATGGCATCATCGGATTCCAATTGTTGAGGTGTAAAAATCATAAGATAAACAAATACTTCTACAGTTTGTAATGCTTGTGGTAATGCTTTATGACTGCAAATACGTCTAGCACGACCTATAACTTGTTCTGTACGCACAGGATGCCAATAAGGTTCCATAATATGAACATAACGTGTATTACGTAAATTAATACCTTCTGAACCAGAGGAAGTAATCATTAATACTTTAATTACTTCTCCCATATTATTATTGTTAGCTATTTTTCTCAATTCAATTGAAATACTTTCAGGAACCTGGTCCCATTCTCCATTATAAATATGTCTTAGCATTTCTTTTTCTTCACTAGTCTCGGTTCCAGTATATAAAGCATATGTAGGTTTACCTTTATTAACATCATCAATATCTATAGACCAAATTCCAGAAGAACTTTTCTTAATTTTAAATTGAGTAAACCCATTTTTATCTAAAACTAAACTGAAAATACCTATTCCTTCAATAGTTCTAAATTGACTATAAACTAAATGTAAACCAATATATTCAGGATCTTGAATATTTTCAAGTATATTCAAGAATTTAGGACTATATGTTTGTAATGCTTCTGGTGTTAAAAAATCATTAGAGTTTTCTTCAATATGTTTAATTGCTCTATTTAATCGTTCTTTATATTCAACTCCGCCAATTCTATCTAAAATTTCTTCAATTTCTATTTCTCCTTCTTGTTCATCATCAACATCTTGTTGAGCTTCTGCTTTTTTAGCATCTTTAACAAATTGTGTAATTATATTTTTAAGTTCACCTCTAGAGTGTGATGTTAATGCGGAAGTAATAACATCATCTATTGCTTCTTTTAAAGATTCTAAAATTAATGTTTGTTTATATTCATTAATAAATGCTTTTTGTTCCGATGATACCTTATTATTTTCACGTATTTCTCTTATTATTTCTTCTAATTTATCAAGGTCCAATTGTGGAGCCAAATAGCTTGGCCAGGTTGTATCTTTTTTACGTCTTGTATTTTCAAGATCTAAATTTAACAATAAATTTTTTAAATCACCTTCAAATTTTTTATCAGCTTCTTCTTCTGATTTTAGTATTTTTTTTCCTTCAGGAATAGGTCTATCAGGCATTACAAAATTACAATACAAACGAGAAAAAATACGATATGATGATGATGAATCTTCATATAATTCACCAACTGTATGTTTAGGTTTTACTTTTTCAGATTTTCTTTCTTTGCGACGTGCAGTTTCATATATGTTAAATTGAAAGTTGCTCATAGGTACACGAATAATATGATAATCTTGTCCAAGAATTTTGTCATATTTAGGTAATAAATTTTCCTGTGCACTTCTAAAATAAGAAGATAACCCAACTATGCGTCTTTTAAGAGCATCAATGTTCTTAATTTTTTTAGTATTAAAATCAATATATTGCCCTTCAAATAAATCAAGTGTATCAGGTAATGCTTTTTTATTTTTAATTTCTACTCCTTGTGGAACAATAGTAATATTATTTCTCTCTAAAATTGATATTATCCTTCTTTCAAAATCGTCATCGCTCATAAATTCATTGTCAAATATTGTTTCGCCAGTTTCTGATTTTTTAGTATTTGTTACACCTTGATAACCAGATTCTTTTTTAATTTTATTAGAAAAACCAAATGGGTTTCTGGTAATAGTTAATTTATTACTTGAAGAAGAATAATCTAAATAATCCATAGATTTAACACCTAATAACATTTCCCGAAGAGCATTAGCATCTATCTTAACATCTCTTTTTTTTTGTTTGCTAGCTTCAACATTAATAGTTATTTTCCATGTTTTAATATATCCTCTTAAAATATTAAAAAGTATTCCAAATTCGTTAGGATAATTAATAACTGGTGTACCTGTTAAAAGGACTATTCTACAATTCGTAGCACTAAGTAAAAATTCATATAATTTTGTCGATAATTCTAATGGTAAATGTTCTTTCTCTCCTCTTTTATTTTCAGGAATAGGTTTTTCCTTTTTAATTTTATTAACTATTCTACTTATTAAATTATGTGCTTCATCAATAATGACTACTGAATCATCAAAAAGATTGCGAGTAAAATTAGACGTGAGTTCTTTTAGTTTTTTAACTCTTAACCCATTATAATTAATAAAAGTATATTTGTTAGAAATCATAACATTTAATTGTTCCTCTAATGTACTTTTTTGAATATCACTCAAATCATCATAATTAGATGGTTTTGTAACATTAATAAACCAAGCGCCATGGTGTCTAGTAATATAATCTAATGGTAAATTTAAAATACTTGATATTGGTGTTGCGGCTTCTGGATTTACGTCTGTTGATATCCATTCCCAATACTGGTTTCTCTTATAAATTAAGTCGCCACATTTTTTGAGTTCTTCTATATAATTAGCACGTAAAGAAGCAGGTGTCATAATTATAACACGTTTTGAGTTTTTCATACCTTCCGCAATGGCGATAGATGTACAAGTTTTTCCAGAACCTAAACCATGGTATAATAGTAGTCCTCTATATGGAGTATATAAATTCATATAATCGCGAACAATTTTTTGATGAGTCAATAAAGAAAAATCAGAACTTGTGTTACCAATATCATCACAAGAAATATTTTCTTTATTTTGCTGTAATTCTAAACGATATGGCTCAAAAAGGGAATTAATAAAATTTATAAATATTTCTCTATTATTCATATAATAACTAGGAACCTTGATTAGAACAGGAGGTGATTTTTTTGGCAATCGCTTTACCATACTTTCTTGACTTAAATCAAGAATCGTTTCAGGACCTAAAATAGTGATTCCTTTGACGATCTTTTTTGTTTTTCTGCCTTTTTTCTCAGGAACAAGAAGAGGAATAATTTCTGGTTCTTTCTTTTCTTCTCCTTCTACATCTTCAATATCTTCTTGAATAATAAGTTTCTTCTTTTGAATATCTAGTTTTTTCTTCTCCTCTTCATCCCCTTCTTCATCTCCTTCAATTATTAAAGGTAATTTTATTTTTTTTGCTTGTTTCTTTACTTGTATAACAGGTTCAACTATTTTTTTTTCTTCAGCTTCTTCTATTAAAGGTTTAATTGATACTTTTGTTATTTTGCTATCTTTTAATTTTTGTAATAAAGACATTCTATCATATCCTTTATCTGTTTGATCAATTATCATTGGTCCTCTAATAATAGTTGATGGTCCTTTAATAATATCCATTTCTTCTTGTTCGACTTCTGGAACAAATTCTTCCAATTCTTGTTCATTTTTTTTAATTTCTTTATCTTTTTGTTGTTGTCTTGGTTCCTTAGATTTTGGTTTATCTCCTTTAATTACAACAGCAACCTTTTCTTTTTCTTCAACAATTGGTTTAACCTTTAATTTTTGTTTTAATGCTTCTAAAGGATTCATTACTTATATAATTTCAATATATAAATTTTTATAATTTTATGTATTGAAAACTAAAAATAAAATAGTAATTATTCTTCATTACAAACAACGTCATCAATTTTTAAAAATGTAAGTGCTTCATTACAAGCAATTTGTTCAGCCTTGCGTTTAATTTTATGTTGTCCTTCACCCATAAATATAAATGCCTTACCATTTTCAGTAACAAAATCCTGAATTGATTTAAAATTCTTAAAAAATGAAATATCAACAGCATCATTATGAGTCAAAGTATGAATTTGCTGACCTAAACACAAATATACACCCATTTTATATCCTAATTCTAAATCATGTTCAATTTCTAAATAATGAGGAGTAACCTTGAATTCCTTTTGTACTTTAACTTGTAATATATTTTTATAATTATCGTCATTTTGAATGAGAGCAATCCAGTCTATATGTTTTTCAAATACATTTTCAATAAACTTTTGGGCCATTTGGAAACCAGGACCAGTGACAAACATAGATTGAAACCAATTTTCTTCATCTTTGACACTAATTTTATTAAAATCTAAAAAAAGGGCACCAATAAAGGACTCGAAAAGACAACCTAATTTTTTTAAATTAGTACGAATTTTTTTTTCTTCCGCATGTTTAGATAGAATAAGCCATTTATGTAACCCCATTTCCAGTGCTATTTTACCAATGGCTTCATTTTTTACAATCGCAATTTTTTTCTCTGTCATAAATCCTTCATCTGCTTTAGGAAATCTTCGGTATAAATAATATTTAGTCACACATTCTAAAACACCATCTCCCAAAAATTCCAAGCGTTCATTTGATTTGCTACTAAGAGGCATACAATCTGGCGGTCTTTCCACAATGGTTATGTTTTGCGACAAATTCTCAAAAGCAGGTCTTTTGGTATAAGACCGATGTACAAAAGCTCTCTCATAAAGAGCCAAATTGTTAACGTTAGTTGGAATATTATATTTAGAAAGAATAGATTGAACTTCGCTCAATGTTATTTTAATATTTAATGGATTATATGGATTAAATATTAAACCTTCATTCGTGTTGATAATATCATCGTCACGATTTATTTCTTTATTTGCGTCTGTCATTTGTATAATATATGTATTTAGTTGGCTTTATATGGTTTATGTAATATTATTTTGTAAATTAGTCTTAAAGAATACTTTTATACATATTATAAGAAATGTTTGCGGAAGAATGGAAAATTCAAATATTTAGAAGAAATTAAATAACATATTAAAATTATTATCTTTTTGTAGTATATATCATGGTTTTAATGAACGCTGGACGAAACGCCCGAAATGCTGCATCAATTGTGAATAGAACAAATACGTGTGGGGGTAATAAGAAATCCGGACTCGCTCCTCGTGTGGGTTGGTATTTAAGTAGCAATGTTAATTTAATACGTGCTCCTCAAAAGGTTCTTCCAATCTGTATCCCTAATAGAACTGTTCAAACACAAAAATATGGATACAGCGCTACACATGGTGGAAATATGGGTTAAAGTGTTTACAATTATTTATTTAACAAAATTAAATAAATAATATTAATATTTTTGTAAAACATATATAATTTTTTATCTTCTTCTACGAGTTTTAGATTTACCACCTTTAATATTTTTCTTGGTTTTTGATTGTAATTTAGCCTCCTTTGCCTCTTTTTGAGCTAATAATTTGGATTCCTTTTCTCTCTTCTTTGCTTCTATTTCTTCTTCTTTTGCTCTTTTTTTTGCTACAGCTTCTGCCTCTTTTGCCTCCTTTTCACGTTGTTTTTCCATTTTTTTCGCTTCCACTTCAGCTTCTTTTGCTCTTTTTTTAGAAAATATTTCAGCATCTTTTGTTTGTTTTTCTAATTCTTTTTCTCTCTTCTTTGCTGCTATTTCTTCCTCTTTAGCCTCCTTTTCACGTTGTTTTTCTAATTCTTTTTCTCTCTTCTTAGCTTCAGCTTCTATTTTCTTAAATTCAACTTCACGCATCTTTTGTAATTTAGCAAAGTCTTTGTCATCTTTCGCCTTTTGTTTTTCCATATTCTTCATAGTTTTTGCATGTTGTTTTGCCAACTTAGAATCATCTTTTTGTAATTTCTTTTGTTCTTTTTCCATTTTTTTCATAGTTCGTGCTTGTTTCTTATCATCCTTTTCTTTCATTTTCATTTCAATTCCTTCTACTGCATTTTGAATATCATCTTTTATCTTTATTTCTAATTCTTTATCTTCAAATTCTGGATAGTATTCTTTTATTTTCTTTAATGTACCAATTATTTTCTTTTGTTTTGTTTTACTTAGTCTCACATTCTTTTTTGTTTGTCTTAGTTTATTTTTAACAAGTTTAGTGAATTCTTTAATCTTTATTTTTAATCCTTTACTTCTGTTTTTTAATCTTCTTTTATCTTTACTAATAAGACCCTTCAGTATTTTTTTTGTTTTTTGATTTTTCTCTTTTTTAAGAATAAGAGAATTTTGTTCGATATTTTGTTTATAATTATCGACTTTACTTTTAAGCTCTCTAATATCAGGATTATTTAAAATAGCACTATCTATTAAATTTGTAGTATTTGTAATAGATTTACCACATTTGTTTAAACGACCATAAACAGATTCAATCTTTTTCATTTCGACTCTATTAGGTCTTGAACGAAACATTAATGGTGACGTTTCTTCATTCTCTTTAGCATTATCTATATCAGATTTCTTTAACTCTTTAAAGTCTTTAGCAAATAGTTTATAATCAGATAGCTGTTGTTTTATTGTCTGTTTTTCTTCTTTTATTTTTTGTATAGTACTCTTTTTATAAGCAGATATAATTTTTTTACATGCGTTTTTTGCCTTAGGAGATTCATAACTATCACAAATTTTTTCCATTGTAATATAACCATCTGGTAATTTTGCTTTAAGAACAGGATTTGATTTAAGAGATTGTATTTTATTATTAATTTGTTTACTCATACTGGAATATAATTTACGAGTAGCTTTCTTATTGTATCTCAATATTTCCTTATCATATACGTCAGTTTGTATAACAGATACGACAGGTTGTGAAAATTGACGAGCATCTTTTTCACGATTTAAATAACTAATATGACCTGCTATTTCATTTCTAAATTTATGTAATCCTTCAGGTTTAAAAAATCCGTTATTATTCAAATATTCTTCTGAGAATACATCAAAATTATTAGGCATTTGTTCACTAGGCATTTTAAATAAATTTATCAGCTTGATTAATTCCATAGGGTCAGATTGAATGGGTGTAGCTGTCATTAATAATAATTTAACGGATTCTGAACCAGACATAATATATGAATTCATTAATGATGCGTGAAGAGAAACCATGTCAGGAGTCTCGATGGAAGATAAATCGCCGCCACCATATAATTTATGAGCTTCATCAATAATTAATAATGTTTTACGTAATGGGTCATCTTTTCCATTTATTTTAACCATGGTTTCATAAATTTGGTTTTTCTTGGAGACAAGATTACTGAATTGTTTGTACGACATTGGACGAACTCTCCATGATTTAGAAAGGAGTTTCATTCTATCAGAATTATTGGAAGGAATTACAATTCCTTGATTCTCAATTTTAAGTTTAATAATTTCGTGACATACCTGGTCAAACATATTCTTCCAAATATCATTTTTAAGTGTAGTTCTAGTCACCCAAAGAATAGTATAACCTTGCTTTTCAAATGAAGAAGTTGCTGTCGCAATTGCTGTACATGTTTTTCCGGTACCTACACTATGCCAAAGCAACATACCCTTTAATGGATTCTGTGGCGTAAAAAAATTACTAACAAACGCTTGGGTTGGTGTATAATTCATAATTGTAGCACCACCTAATTGCTTTCCTCCTTTTGGAACGCAATTATTTTCCATTACAACTGGGTCCCAAGCATATTGAGAAAAATAATCTCTTACATATTCACGCATTTGAGATGCATTTAATGATTTATCTACAGAGAAATCTATAGTTACATCAGATGATTTAGATTTTGATAATGATTTTTTAAAGAAATCTTCATTTAATGAAGATGTGTTAGAACGAGAACTCACAATTTCTGTACTGACTGATGGAGAAGATTTTAAGTAAGAACTTTTTTTTGATTTTGAAGACCTGGTTGAAGATGAAGATTTAGACCTAGTTGAAGATGAAGATTTAGACCTAGTTGAAGATGAAGACTCACTTGATGAATTCTTACCACCTCGCAATGAAGAACCTTGTTCATCAAATGAAATTGCAAATGAATGAATATTTTGATTCAATTCATAATCTACCGCATTTTGAATGCATACTGTTTCTAGTTCATTTGTAAAATTCAATAATTCAATATTTAAATTTCTAGCTTTAAAATACATTTCGATAGCACTAGTTGCTCCTAATACCTTATCAAAAGGGTCCTCCATTTTTAAATCATACACATAAACATAAAGAGGCCATCCTTTTTGTGGATGAAAATCAAGACCTTTTTGACCACATGTGCGAGTACCACGACCAATTACCTGTTTCTGGTCTGCTTGTGTTAATGTAGGTTCAAAAATATGAACGTATTTAATGTCAAATAAATCAATTCCTTCTTTGTATCCACCATCCATCAATATAATGCGAATATTTTCACCATATATGTTGTCTGGTCTCTCATTAAATCGTGATAAAATTGATTTTTTAGTAGATACACTAATTGAGTCATCATAAACCGATTTAGAGCACAACATATAGAAATTATTAAATTTTGATTTTGCTAATTCCGCATTGGACAACAATTCCATTTTACTCCAATGTTTTTCACCGAATTTAGGTTCAGCAGTGTATCCTAGTTTCATTCCAGTCGCAATTAAAGCACTCGCAAGAAGTTTGACTCCTCCCATAGATGTTTTTGAATCTGAAAAAATAAAATGCTTAAATTTCTTTCCATATTGCGCCATATCTTTTTTATCTAATTCTTGAATTTTATTTATTAAAGTAAGTGCCTTTGGAGATACTAGTTTTAGGGTATTAATAAAATCATCATACATATTTTGATTATGTTGTTTGCGTAAATATTCTTTAACTTCATCATTGGTTTCAATATCATTTTCTTCACATACTTTTCTAGAAGGAAAATAATCTACAAAATCATAATAAAATTTATATTCTTTTGGAAAAGAAAAATTACTATATTTTCGAATACAATTTGCATCATTTTGCATATAATTTGTAGGCAAAGTGTTTTCTAAATATTTTTTATTTTCAATACGTGTTTCTAGCAAATTTTTAATTTGTTCTAACTTATTCTTTAACACATCAGGTTCTATATTATCTTCACTATTCTTATTATCTTCAATATCTTCTGGTTCACTTTTTAATTTTATTTCTACTGATTTTGATGACATTAGTGAAGAACTAGAACTAGAGTCAGAATTAGATTTAGAACTAGAGTCAGAATTAGATTTAGAACTAGAATCAGAATTAGATTTATTAGAACTAGAATCAGAATTAGATTTATTAGAACTAGAATCAGAATCAGAATTAGATTTATTAGAACTAGAATCAGAATTAGATTTAGAACTAGAGTCAGAATTAGATTTAGAACTAGAGCTTTCAATTATTAGTTTTCTTTTTACTTTTTTCATATTAGAAAGCATATATATATATATATATATATATATATATATAAAAAAAATAATTTAATAACAATTTACTAAATTATTTAATACAAATGATAATAAAAGTAGATAACCGCGAGCAAGAATTATTAACACAAATAAAACAATTGGTGCTATTTATTCCATCTTTTAAACAATTAAAGGTGGAAACAGAAAACTTACCACTTGGAGACATTATTATTTCAGATGATACAGAAGATAAAATAATTATTGAGAGAAAATGTTTGAATGACTTAATCGCAAGTATAAAAGATGGTAGATATGAAGAACAATCCTATAGACTAAACGGATTAAATCATCCAAATCATAATATTTATTATATTATTGAAGGTGATGTGAATAAAATGAATCGGTTTAAAGATCCAAAAATGGAAAAAATGACTTTGTATTCTGCAATGTTCTCACTAAACTATTTTAAGGGTTTCTCTGTTATGAGAACATTTTCAGTTGAAGAAACTGCTACCTTTATTTGTAATACTGCCAATAAATTAAGTAAATCAGAATCATCGGGTAAAAAACCATATTATGAAAATAATAAAATTGTTTCAAAAATAACAAACGATACGGCATCAGAAATAAAAGTACAAGAAGGAGGAACTATTGAAAATGAAAATACAATTATAGAAAAAGAAAAAGAAGAACAATCAGAAAAGGATTATGTAAATGTTGTTAAAAAAGTTAAAAAGGAAAATATTACTCCTGACAACATAGCCGAAATAATGCTTTGCCAAATACCTGGTATTAGCTCTGTAACCGCATTGGCAATAATGGATAAGTTCAAAACAATACCAAATTTAATCCAAGAAGTACAGCAAAATGATGATTGTTTAAAAGACATAAGCTATGTAAATACAAAGGGGCAATCTAGAAAAATTAATAAAACATCCATTGTAAATATTGTGAAATATTTATTGAAAAAATAATTGTATAGTATATAAATGAAAAAAGAAATGATGAATTTGTGTATATTTGCTGGAATTGGGTTTATGGCATTTTTAATATTTAGAAATTTAAATTTTGAAAACTTAAATTTTAGAGAAGGAATGACAGATGCTTCTGGAAACCAAATGTCTAAGACATCAGAAAATGGAATAGCTGGTAATGCAAGTACTTATGCTGCTAATATTAAAACCCAAGTAATTCAATTACAAGATACTATGTTATTAAGTAAATATCGTGGTGATTATGAAACCGCTATATTAAATTTAGATGATTTGGTAAATAATTTAATGTTGAAAACCGCTTTAAATATAGACCAAACAAACCCTCAAAAATCTTTGCTTTTATTGTCGCAATTACAACAATCAAAAGCGGGATTAAATAGTATTATGAAGTTTATAGATTCAAATAAATAAATATATATTCAAAATAATAATATATATATTTAACAAATAAATAAATATATATAGTATATGAAGCAATTAATAATAACATATATTATAATTGTAATTTTTCAATTAATTTATACTATTTATGTGCCAATGAGTATAGATAATGAAAATATAGTTATTGTAGATGATGAGAAAAAAGAAGAAAAAATACAAAATTTTATTAAAGAAAAATTAAAAATTTTAATTGATGCTAGTCATAAAATGAGTTATACAGATTGGTTAACATACCTAAAAAAAAATTCAAACTATGAATATGAAGGAAATAAATTGTATGTTTTTGCTTGGAAATATTCTGATATTGAAATGAGTGTAGTTAATTATCCAGATAAAACGTTAAATAATTCATCACAAACTGATTTTTTTTCTAAATTAACCGAAACCACTATTAAAAAAAAATATAATTTATCAATAGATGCTCCTAAAAATATGTTTTTACTTTCAAAATTAAATACATTTGATACATTAACATATTTTTGGATTGATTATAATATTAAAGATTATGTAAAAAAAAAATCTGTTTTTACAAAATTTTCTTTTGATAATTCAAAAATTACTGGTATAATTGGAATGGGTTACAATATAGAAAATTTAAATTTAAATAATAAATATAAAAATTTTCAATATATTTATAAACCAGAATTATTATTAGGAAGTGTAATAAGTATTATTTTATCTTTATTTATAATTAAAATAGATAGTAGAAAATACTACAAAACTAAAGCATTTGTATATTTAATTATATTTAATATATATATATTTTTATTTATTAATATACCTGGTAATCTTATAAAAATAAATGATGAAAATCAAAAAATTAAAAAAATAAATTCTAGTATATTAAGTTTATCATTTTTGTCGAGTATTTTTTTATTTATATTAACTAATGTACGCACTAAAAATAATAGTTTATTTATAGAGTTATCATTATTATTTAGTATCTCAATTATTTTATTATTAACATCAATATATAAATCAACAAATCAAAACTCTATTTTTGATATAACAGGTGCTACAATAACAAATACATTTCTTTATAATTATGCTGTCTTAATAAATTTTATTATTTTCATTAATTTTTTTAACTATTTATTTTATAAAAAATAAATATATATATATGATAAAAAAAATACTGTTATGTTATATTTTAATAGTTATTTTACAATTTATATTAATTAAATATTTAAAATTAAGGCAAACTGAAAAAGAATTAATATTAGAAAAAAAAATTATTCATGATAACAAAAACATTGATAAAATAAAACAAAAAATAAAAAAATATTTAATAGAAATAACAGAAAAATTAAATAGTGGAAAAATGAATTTTGAAGAATGGGAAAAATATATTGAAAAAAATCATATAATTAAAATAAATGATTTTACATATAATGGTACAGCATGGTTAAAAATTCCAGACAAAAATGATTTTAAATTAATATTCAATTTTGTAAAAAATATAGTAGGTTTAACTAATACCGAAAGTAAACTTGAATTGTCTGAATTATTGACTAATTCAAAATATTCAATAAATAATAGTACTTCACAATTAATATTTGATAATTTACAAAATTTAAAAGATGATATATTTGTTATAGATTTTTTTTGGGTAGATGCACCAACAAAACATTTAGTACAAAAAATTGGAGTGTCTAAAAAATTTCAAGATAAAACCGGAAAAACTGGATATGTTATTTACTCAATTGATTCAGAAGATATAACAAAAAAATACTCATATAAATATATAGAAAAAATAAATAAATTTGTTTTATTTATATCTAGTATAATCACAATTATAGTTACAATTATAATTTATAATTTAAAAAGTACAAAATATTCAACATATAAAGCAATTTTATTTTTGGTAATATCAAATATATATATATTTTTATTTAATAATACATATGAAGGTCAAAGTACAATAAATAATGAGGATGAAAAATTAACAAAAATACGTTCGAGTATATTAAATATATCCTTTTTATCTGGTATTAATACTTTTATACTTAAATTATTATTTGATAGTAATAAAAAAATGTTTAAAGAAACCGCAGTTATTTTTGTATTTGGAATTTTTTTTACATTATTAAGTATGTATAAATTTAATAATCCTAGTTATATAGATAAATTATTAAGCCAACGTATAACGCATCAGTTTACTTTTAATTTTGCTGTATTATTGAATGGTTTTATCATGGTTAATTATTTGTTATATGTATATTCACTTATTAAAAAATAAAGTTGTAATTATATTGTATAAGATTATATTATAAAAATTATTTTATAATATAAAAATTTTGTCATATCATATATCCTAATCCTAATGTGTTCTCAATTTTACCTCATTTTCCTTGTAATATCCTTTATCAACCAGACTTTGAGTATATTCCGCACCACCCCAATTTGTATCCATTGGATTTGGACTAACATTTGATTTTTCTTGAGCCATATCCATTACATCTAATGGTGTTGTTGTTCCAACATAATAGGAAGTGGTATCATAGCCAGGATAAGAATTTTTATTATAGGGTGGGTCATTTCTAGTAGCATCTACTAAAAGTGTAGGATTTGGGTATGCTAAAGCATTTGGGTCTCCTAATGAAGAAGTTTCGTGTATAATATCGCCTGTTGAACTAGCAATACTAGGCGGTAAACCTGCTTGTGGTTCTGAAACGCTTGGTCTTACTTTATAAACAGGATTACCTTGCGTATCATATGTTTCTTGTAAATACAAAACAGGGCATCTAATATTTTGGCTTCTTTGCCAATCTAAAAACTCTGTATAATCTTCTAAATTATCAAATTCAACAGGATTCACACCAGGTACCTTTGCTACTTTAGAATTATACAAATAAAATCGAGATCCTTTTTGAATTAATAAATTAGGACATCTCGTACCATTATTTGAAGTATTTATATTATTTGTTAACCCTTCTACATAATTTGGATCACTACATTTGGCGTAAAAATATAATCCAATTAAAAATATAATTATGAATAAAAAAGTTAGTAACGTCATATATATTTAATAAGGATAAAATAGTAAAAATTTTGTATTTAATTATTTTCTATTAAATTTATATAATGGTATTTTTACATATTGATACTAAAAATTATAATACAAAGGATAAAACTGGAATGAAACCAATAGATACATTAAACAATTTTATTATAAATGGCAAAAAAATATTTATATTAATTTATATGGAAGGTTGTGGACCTTGTAATGCTACACGTCCTGAATGGCAAAAATTAAAACATGTTTTAAATAAAGATATAGATAATAGTAATGAGGTTTTAGTTGTTGACATTGATAAAGATTTGTTAGCAAAGGTTAAAAATATTAAAATACAACCTATGGGGTTTCCAACAATAAGATTTATTTCAAATAAAGGTACAATAAGTGAAGATTTTGAAGACTCCAAGTTAAACGAAGAATACAAAAAAAGAACTATTGATTCATTTGTTAAATGGATACAATTTAAATTAAACGAACCAACTAAAAAACAAATAGGTGGAAAAAAAATAAATAGCAAAAAAAGAAAACAATATGGAGGCAAATGGAGTTTAAAATACAAACGAAGTATTAATTGTAAAAGACCAAAGGGTTTCTCTCAAAAACAATATTGCAAATATACTCGTAAAAGACGTTAATCTATTTTTATATTTTACACCCTTGAAAAACGCTAATGTAATAAATAAAAATTATATTTTTAATCAATTACATTTTATAATATAAATTATATATATTTTTTAATATATAAATAAATTGTTGTTCCTTTTCTATATTCACTCAATAATACAAGATTATTTTTTGTAGAATTAAAAAAATCAATATAAATATTTGTAATTGGTAATCCATATCCATATCCAGATAAAGGACTAGAAAGACTATAATCATCAAATTCTAATATATTTTTTTCATCTATTTTAGAACTACTATAACTAAAATACCATATTCTATTTTTATTTTCATCTTTAATTCCTATCCCATTATCTTCTATCCTCACTAATATATAATGTTTACAATCTTTTATATTTATATCAATATTTGGTAAATAATTATTTTTTATATTGTCTCTCCTATCAATAACTGCTTTAACACTATTTTTAATTAATTCAAATAATATATAATATAGATAATTATCTATAGTTGGAAAATATAAATTTTTATCGATATTTACTTTTATTATATTATCTAACTCAATATTTAAATATTCTTTATCACAAATATATTGAATATTCTTTATAACGTCATTTAATATCAAATGTGGAAAACATTTTAAATTTACTATTCCAAGGTTATTTTCTTTTTTTTTATTATCAAATAAACAAATATAATGCTCTAATAATATTCTTATTTCTGTTCTATTACTATAAAATCTATTAAGAAATTGTTGCATAGTTGGTTCCTCTATATCACTAATTATTTTATCTCTTTTTAATTCATATAAACCTTTTGATATAGTTAATAATGTTGACGAATGTCTGTTATAAATATTTTCAATAGTTAATTTAAAATTTATTATATCTTCATTTGTTTTTGGTTCTTTTGTTTCAAATAATTCTAAACATGATAGTAAATACCATTCTCTAACTCTATTTATTGAATGATTTTTTGCTAATCCGAAAGGTAAATTATTTAAATCTGTTACTCTATTTGCTAATCTAATTGGAAGTTCATTGTATATATGTTTCGTTGTTATATATATATTATCTTTATTATCAATTATTGTTCTTGTTTTTAAAATATCAATAAATTTTATATGTGTTGCTTTTTTTAAACTATAATCAAATATTTTATTATAAAATTTTGGAAAATTATTCATATATATATTCTAAATTATGTATATGAATTGTGTTTAAATTAAAAAAGGTTTAAATTAAAAAATGTTTACACCTTTAAAGATTTAAAATAGTACAACAACGACAAATTTAGACTGAGTTTGTATCGTTTATCATTTCGGTCGGTGTAATTATATAATCTATCATACCACTAAAATTAGCATTTGTATTTTTATTTGTTTATCACTTGTTTGTCTTAAATCTTCAATGGTGTAAACATTATAATCTAACATTATAATAATAAGTATGAATCAATATATTATTGAATTAATTTTAGGTTTAATAACTGGTGCTTTTTTAGGAATTACAGGAATAGCTCCTACTAGTATAATTTTAATATTGCTAGAATATTTCAAAATTGGCGAATACAAATCCAATTTAGGTGCTATTTTATTAATAAATTTATTTCCTTTAACTATTGGATCAGTTAATGAGTTTTATAAAACAAAAAATATTAATTATGAGTTAGGTGTAATATTATTAGTTTCAGTTGTAATTGGTAGTTATCTTGGTTCAAAAATAATAGTTGGTACAGGTTTTAAATTAACTATCAAACAAATAAAATATATTACTTCATTGTTAGGGTTTATTATATTTGTTTTATTTTTGAATTCTGCCTATTATGAAAAAAATTAATATTTATTTTTATTTAATATAAAATTGAATAAAAATAAAGAAGATAAACATAAATTATTATAATTATTAAACAATGGAACACATTTTTAGAATTTTCGATTTTAATGTCTATAATGGTAAGAATTCATCAATGGATGATTCCAGTAATAGTGACGAAGATAATTATGTATCAAAAAAAGACGCAACCAATTTTATAATTCAAATCTTCGGAGTAAATGAAGAAGGGGAAACATGTTCGATTATTGCTGAGGATTATCGTCCATTCTTTTATGTAATGGTAAATGACAACTGGACAATTCAAACGAAGGATAATTTCTTAACTCATATTAAAGATAAAATCGGAAAATATTACGAAAAATCAATTACGGAATGTATAATTATTAAACGAAAAAAATTGTATGGTTTTGATGGAGGTAAAGAACATAAATTTATAAAATTTGAATTTGCTAGTATGAGTGCTTTTAATAAAGTGAAAAATTTATGGTATACAGATTATAATAAAGGTCACAATTTATTAAAAGAAGGATATAAATTTAATGGTACCAATATACAATTATATGAAGCAAATATTCCGCCATTATTGCGTTTCTTTCATATAAGAGATGTTAGCCCTTCAGGTTGGGTTGCTTTACCAAAAAAGAAAACAATAGAACTTACTGGAGAAACAAAAAGAACCAATTGTAATTATGAATTTATAGTAAATTATAAAAATATAATTCCATTGAATGATAAGGAGACACGTGTTCCTTACAAAATAATGAGTTTTGATATTGAAGCAAGTAGTAGTCATGGTGATTTTCCAGTTCCAATTAAAACTTATAAAAAATTGGCAACAAATATAGTAGAATATTTTGAAAATATAAAAGTAGAAATGACAAAAGATTTGTGTAAAAATATTTTGAGAAAAATTATATTAGCTGCGTTTGGTTATGAAAAAATGGAACAAATTGACTTGGTATATCCAAAAAAGGCACCCGAATCAAAAGAATTAGTAGAACAAATATGTGAAAAATGGTTAACATCACAAGTAAGAAATATTTCAAAATCAAATGAATATACAGAAGCAAATACATTAGAAAGTTTATTCGAGAAAATGGCTGGCGGAGAAGATGAAGACGATTTTGAAAACGGAAAATTTGTTAAGGTATATACAGATAAGAAAGCAACAATAATTGATATTTTATGTGATAAAAAATTTGAAAGAGAAGGTAAATTGAGTGAATTAAATATTTCATTAAATGCAAATTTCCCAAAACTGGAAGGAGATAAATGTACGTTTATTGGTTCAACATTTATGAATTATGGCGAACAAGAGCCTTTTATGAACCATTGTATTGTTTTAAATACATGTTCAGAATTACCTGTTGATAATAGTATTGTTGAGTCATATAATACAGAAAAAGAAGTATTAATTGCTTGGCAAAAATTAGTACAAAGAGAGAATCCAGATATTATTATAGGGTATAATATATTTGGTTTTGATTACCAATTTATGTTTAATCGTGCGGAAGAAACAGGATGTATTGAAGAATTTTTAAAACTATCACGTAATAAAGATGAAATATGTGCAAACAGAGATAATGAATCAGGAAAATATAAAATGGAAGAAAGTAGTATTCAAATTGCTAGTGGTCAACATGATTTACGATTTATTAAAATGAATGGACGTCTTCAAGTTGATTTATATAATTTTTACAGACGTGAAGCAAATTTGACTAGTTATAAATTGGATTATGTAGCTGGTAATTTTATTGGCGACTTTGTTAAAAATTTACAGCATGTTGGTAATGAAACAGAAATAAAATCTGGTAATATGACAGGTCTTTTGGTAGGTAGTTTTGTACATTTTGAAGAAATAGGACATTCCGTTGATTATTATGCCGATGGTGCAAAATTTTTAGTAACATATGTTAATAAAATAGATAGTAAATTTAAAATTGAAGGGTTTGTAACCCCGGATTTAAACAAAAAGGTAAGATGGTGTTTAGCAAAGGATGATGTCACGCCAAAAGATATTTTTAGAATGACAAATGGATCAGCAAATGATAGAGCAGTTATTGCCAAATATTGTATTCAGGATTGTAACCTAGTTCATTACTTATTTAATAAATCAGATATTTTAACAGGGTTTATTGAGATGGCAAAAATTTGTAGTGTGCCTATTAATTTCTTAGTAATGAGAGGTCAAGGCATTAAGCTAACAAGTTTTGTATCCAAGAAATGCCGAGAAAAACGCACCCTGATGCCTGTAATTGAAAAAGGTGGTTTAGATGAGGGTTATGAAGGTGCCATTGTTTTAGACCCAAAATGCGATTTATATTTGGACAATCCAGTAGCTTGTAATGATTATGCATCTCTTTATCCTAGTTCAATGATTAGCGAAAATCTTTCACATGATAGTAAGGTCTGGACAAAAGAATATGATTTAGATGGCGTATTAATAAAAGACTGGGGTGAAAAAGATGAAAATGGAAATTATATATATGATAACTTACCTGGTTATGAATATGTTAATTGTACATATGATACATATCTGTACGTAAGAAAGACACCAACATCCGCAGCAGAAAAAGTAAAAGCAGGTCATAAAATATGTAGGTTTGTTCAACCAAATGACTCTGGTGAAGGTGAAGCTATTATGCCTTCTATTTTAAAAGAATTGTTAAAAGCAAGAAAAGATACACGAAAATTAATACCTCAACAATCAGATGATTTTATGAAAAATGTATTGGAACAAAGACAGCTCGGTTATAAAGTAACAGCAAATTCGCTTTATGGTCAATGTGGTGCCAAAACAAGCACATTTTATGAAAAAGATATTGCTGCTTGTACAACCGCAACAGGACGATTACTTTTAACATATGGTAAAAAAATGATTGAAGAATGTTATGGGAATAATATTTGTGATACAGAGCATTATGGAAAAGTAAAAACACGTGCTGAATATATATACGGTGACACGGATTCTGTATTTTATACATTTAATTTGGAAGATTTAGATGGTAATCCTATTCGTGGTAAAAAAGCATTAGAAATTACAATTGAATTAGCTCAACAGGTTGGTGATATATCCGCAAAATTCTTAAAGGGTCCACACGATTTTGAGTATGAGAAAACATTTATGCCATTTTGTTTGCTATCAAAAAAACGATATGTTGGTATGCTTTATGAAACGGACCCAAATAAATGTAAAAGAAAAGAAATGGGAATTGTATTAAAGCGGCGCGATAATGCCCCAATAGTAAAAGATATATATGGTGGAATTATTGATATTTTAATGAA